TTGTCTTGATCGTAGATTTTCAACCAAGCAATTTTTTCATTGAATGTTTTTGGATTATCTATGTCAGGCCAAGTACCTAACTTCTTTTTGTGCCAATGTGTTGCTTCGTGTTTAATACTCATTGTATAGTTCTCTAATGACATCAATTTTTTGTTGATATGCATTAAGACCTACAATGTCCTGTGCAGTATTTTCTTCTGGAGCAAATATATAACACGTTTTGCTTTTTACTAAAATAGGATGATATCTTAAACTATGAAAGTAAGCAATCATTTCATTTACGTCTTGATTAGGTTCAAACACTACCCATGGTCTAAACTTTTCTATTGTGTTTTTTGCACCTTGTATCACAGGCCATTCATAGCCTTGCACATCAATTTTAATTAAACTACATGACTGTAAATTTTCGTCATCTAATTTTTTTACTCTAATTGTATATGAATGTTTTTTCTTTTTGTCTACAATATGTGCATTACCGCAGTTGTCTGCACTATCTACAAATTCTGCCTCTTTGTTTTCATTACCAAGACCATATTCACGTATGTCAACAGTGCCTTGCATATTTTTGCGTAGACACTCTAAATTACGTGGACTTGGTTCATAACAAATTACGTTTTCAAATAAATCTTTAAATGGATATGCCCAGATACCAATATTAGCACCAACGTCAACAAAAGTTTTAAATTCTGTAATGTTATCTTTTACTTTGTCTCTTACACGTTGTTCATAGGTTGGGTTATTTTGATCTTCGTTATCAGCAACATGACTTGTGATTTTTATTTCACTGTCCGGAACCCACCAACCATTGTTTAACTGCTTCATACTGATGCGTCTTCCATTCCTGCTACTCTTAGTTTTGTAATATTAGTAATTTGCCATTGCTTTTGATCAAGTCCTTTACAAATACCTAAATACTTGTTACGCATAAGAGCAAACTCATTAATAATTTTTTCATAATCAACTACATCTGCTTCGCCGTCTACATACTTTTCTACGTCTCTGCTACTCAATGCACGTTGATAATTTTCAAGATACTTTTTAAAAAAACTGCTTCTTAATCTTCTTAGTTCAATATTAAGATATTCTAATATTGCTTCTAACTCTTGAAGTTGGTTGAAGCGATGCTCAACAAGTCCAGGCATTGTTGCCGCCGCCTTTTCTATGTTACCATAGATTCGAACTTCCTTCTTCGCTTCAACCAATTCGTCTTCATAGTATTTGACTGCATCTGGTATATGGCTAATATCTTTTGATATTTTACTATACCACATAATTAATCCCAGTCGTCATCGTCGGCAGTTAATTCTTCGTCGATATCCAGATAGTAATTAATTGCCGCATCTAAATGATCACACGTTCCTAAAGATTCTTTCAGAGCCTCATCACTTACACCATAGTCTGCCAAAAGATCAATATATCTTTCTGCAAGTGTTTCAAGATGTTTTTTGTCTGTATGCTCTTTAAAAAGATTCCATGTATCTACAACTTGTGAACTGTCCATATATACTACTCCTCAGTAACTGGTTCTACTTCTTCGACAGGTGTGTCTTCTTCTGTAGTTACCTCATCGGATTGTTTAGCAAAGTCAATCATGACTTTGTCAAGTAGGTCACCGCCTGCTTCCCATGCCTTGCGATATTCTTTAATTTCTTCGCCAGCACTTGAAACATATTTTAGTCTGTTACCATCTTTGACAAGCATATTTTTCTTTTCAAACAAATCAACAAGTCCACTATAAGGGTTCATACCTGTTTCATAAGGAATTTTAACTTGTACGCCTTCAAAAGGTTTTGCATAACGAGTCTTCATTACTTTACAACCTGCTCTGATACCACGCACTTCGCTAATCTTATTACCTGCTTCATCTTCTTTTAGTTTCAATTTTTTCATTGCTACTACAATACTTGAAGCATATATAAATCCTTGTCCACCACTAATCTTATCATCTGGATCAAACATATCCTGCGATGCATATGTATGATTAGTTGCTACAAGTCCTACGTTGTGTGAACCAAACATATTAACACAGTTTCTTACAAGTGCAGTAAGTGCCTTAGGTTTTCTACCCATGTCACCCTTCATATCACCTTTATTAAACTGGTCAACGTCTGTTGGAGTCAACAACATACCCAATGAGTCAATTACAAACAATACTTTAGGACGTTCTTGTTCGTCCATTGCTTTGTAATCATCCATAAATGTTGAAACTGTTTTTGCAACATCATCAATCATTGACATATTAAGTTTAAGTAATTTACTTTCACTTGTGTCAACACCTAATGCGTGTAGCCAACTTTCATCAAGGGCATTCTCTGAGTCAACAAGTACTACAAAGATACCTTGTTCTTGTGCGGCCTTAACAATGTTACCTGCACAAATATAAGATTTACCTGCGCCTGATTCGCCTGCAAATACTGTTACCTTACCAAGCGGAACACCTTTATGGAAGTCACCACTTACAAGATAATTGAGTGCATAGTTTCCTGTACTAATCCAATCAGTCGGATCATTAAATCCTGCACTCATTCCTGTGATCGATTTAGTTAAGTTTTTACGAAACTTAGAAACGTCAAATGCTTTATTAGCCATTGTATCTCCTTAATATTAAGTAGGGGCTGTTACACCCCTACTACACTTCTATTAACCGTTTTGACGATTGCGGATCATTGCTAAAATGTCTTCCGCTTTGTTGTCAGTTGCTGGAGCCGCCGTTGCAGTTGCCGCCGGAGCAGTTTCTGCCTGTGCTACTGGAGCCTCAGTTGCCGCTGGAGCAGGAGCAGTCTCAGTTGCCGGAGCACTTTGACTTGTTGCAGTTGCATTTTTACTTGCCGCCGCATTTGGATCACCTGTTCTTGCCGCCATTCCCGCTGGACGGAAATACTGACCAAAACGTTCTGCATCATATGCCTCACCATCTACGGATGCTTGGAACATATCCTGCATAACTTTTACTTCAACATCACCTGGCTTCTTCGGAAGGAAGTCATTCAAGTTAAACAAGCCATGCTTGTCAACTGATGCTTTTTCTTCGTCTGTAAGTGGACGCTCTCTACGAGCCCAGTTAGAAGTTGAATAGTCTGCATAACCACCTTTAGAAGTTTTAATAATTCTAAAGTCTACACCTGAAGTGTAATCTGTTGGTAGTTCCTCCATATCTGGATCCATTAATGCAGATTTAATAAGTTGGAAAATTTGTGGACCAATAATAAATCTACGAATTGGATTTTCTGGAGTAGAGTCTTCGTTAAGACCATTCTCTGTTACAAAGCCTTGGAAGATGTAACTTCTTTTCTTCCAATACTTTCTTCCCATATCTTCAAGTGATGGATCTTTAAACCAACCACGTACTTCGCTCAAGATTGGACAAGAATCACCATACATTTCCATACATGGTACTTGTACTTGAACTGGTCTGCTGTCAGTTTCACCCTTGATTCCTGCGAAAGGAAGTTTGATCATCAAACGTTCTTTCCAAAAGAAATCCGCACTTGTGTCACCATCAGGTAAGAAACGTACAGTTGACTGTTCGCCTTCCTTCAAGTTCCAAAATGGGTAAATTGCGTTGTCGCCGCCGCTTCGATTATCAGAACCACCTGTGCGTGATTCCTGTTCTTTAAGTTTCGCTCTAATTTCTGCGAGTGTTGCCATAATTAAGCCTCCTATATTTGCCTTTGGCTGTTGTGTGCCTTGATTGTGTGTAGCACATAATATATACTATACACAAACTTACTTATAAAGTCAAGTGAAACTTTATCAAAAAAGTGAATTAGTATTCCAAACCTGCTAAAGTTTTGATTCTATTCATCTCTTCGTCTTGATTTGTAACCAACTCCTGCATGATTTCAGTTGCATTTCTAATTGCTTCTTCACCATACTTCTTTTCAACTGCTGTCATTACAGCCGTTTCACCTTTAGGGAATTGATTAGTAGTGTAATCAAAGTGTCCTTTGATAAACTCTTCTAAAGGTAATTCTTCTTCCTTTTGATGTAACTTGTCCTGTGCATCTACTTTCTGAATGCCTCCGTCTGGTGTCATTTTGACATCCATTGTGTCATCATCAGATTCTTTTTTCTTATTATGTTGATCTTTAATTTTGCCAATTTCTTCTGCACTTGCACCTTTACCAGCGGCACTTTGGATCTTTTTCATTCCGTCCTTGCCATATTTTTTAACGCCTGCTTTGTACATAATGCCACTTTCTTCAAGTTCGTCTTCTGACCAAAATTCTAAAATATCTAAACCAGCCGCTTCAATTGCTGATTCTAATGTGTGTTCTTCACCATCTGATGTTTTAAATTTAGTTCCTGGCTTTGCACCTTTGGCTTTAAGTTCACGTACTTTTTGTGCAAACTCATTTCCTTCAAAAGTTGCTGACTCATCTTGTATTAGTTCTTGTTGATGTTTAGCAAGTTCTTCCATTGAATCAAACTCACCTGTTACTTCACCATCTTTGTAAGAAATAAATTTACCGCCTTCTTTTTTAGCCGCAAGTCCGTATTTGTTCATACCCATGCTTGATACTTCGTTTGGACCTTGCTCATGTTTAGACGTTGCAATTACATTGTCTAAGTGTGAAGCAAAGTTATTTTCCATATCAAGACTTTCGTCTTCAGTGCCATTATAGTTGTCGTAGAATTCAGATGCGCCTTCATCGTCTGCGTTTGGTCCACCATGCTTTTTCATAAACTCTTCTTTACTCATGCTTTCAGCATCATCTTCCATTGCTCTTTTGACTGCACCTTCTTCTATTTCATCTTCACCTAATAAATCTTCTGGTGAAACTTGTGTAGTCTTTGTGTTCTCTTTAACAAGATTGTAAATGTAAGGAAATACACTTTTTAAATCTTCGTTAAATTGTTTGATAGTTAATTCATCAATCCAATTAGAACTTACATCTTCTGGAACTTCTTCAAGCACTTTAGATTCAAAGTTTTCAAATGCTTCTTTATAAAAGTTTTCTCTTTGTAATTTATGAACTGTTTCTTTTACTGTATCAATTCTATTGTTCACAATGTCCATGTATCCGGCAAGACCCTCTGCCATTACTGCTGAACGATTCATGTAAGTTTTAAATGTACGTAATTTAGAAAGTTCTTCGCTGAGTGATACGATGTGCTTTCCAAAATCGTCATACTGTTTTCCGCCTTCACTTACGTGTGTAGCCATTGCTCTTGCACCATTAAGATGTCTGTAAGGATACTTGTATCTTTCTCCTTCAGCACTTTCTATATAAATGCTGTCTATGTTATGTGTTCTTCCTGCTGGATTTTCAAAGTCAACTGGGCCTCTATGCTTAACAATCAACTTTGCATTACCAATGTCTTGGAAACTTGTTTTCGAAGTTCCGTACATTTTACTTTCACTCATTGTATTTTCTCCGGGTCTGTTTGTAGATAGATATTGATAATCTCTTTTATCTAAATTTGATTTTGTTATATCTCTTGTGTCAAAATTTAACATACGCTTCTTTGCAAATGTACGCATTTCTTTCATAAAATTGTACCAGTTACTTCTTACAGTATCTTCGCTCTTTTCAATTAAGTCGTTGTTATATAGCATTGTTAAACTGTTTTCGTCTAATGTTACACTTACTTTAACTCCTTCTTTAAAGTCAAAGTCAAAAAATCGTGCTTTAGAAGGAACATTAGTAATAGTAGATTCATCATCACCAATGGTAATTGACGGATAACGTCCACGAATCTTGTTAAACAGTTCTTCTGCAATTTTCTCCAAGTTTATCATATTAATATTTATCTAATAAACGCCTGTTACAAATATTGGCATAGGTGGGTCATAATCGTCATCATCACCGTCAGTTGAGCGAAAAGAGTTGTAAACCCGTGGATCCCAATCCTTTAAAACGCCCATCATGCGAATATTCAACAGCACAGCACTAACAAGATCATCTGTTTCGCCTGTTTTTGCTTTATATCCAGTACCACTTGCTACAAATGCCTTAAGTTCTGATATTAGTGCTTTACTTTTGATAGACATTTTGTCATTTTCAATCATGTTTTTAAGTTTTGAACAAGCACTAATTTTTGTTCTATGCGTTGTATTAAATCCTTTCCTAAATTTTCTAATATGTCCTTTTCTAATAGGCTCACTTACAAATAATCCTGGTATATTTTCTTCGCCTACATCATTTATTACAATTAGTACTGCTTCACCAATACTATTGTTTTCAACACTCCAGTATATATTGTTTGCCGCAGGTGCTTGACAAAAATCATTAATATAATTTGCAATGTCTTTTAATATTCTTACTTGTCCTGGTATTGCTGTTTGATTGTGTCGCCATTCTGCAACTTGTGAATAACTTGGTAATTCAAATACTTGGATTGCGGCATAGTCTCCACCTGTACCCATTGCAGGATCAAGTGAAATGCTGTATGTCATTTTTTTATCTAATTTTTTATACCAACGTGTTTGTCCCATATTCTCCATTGGATCAACACCTTGCAGTGAAGCAAGTTTTATACTATTAATAAGTGTTTCATCGAATACAAGGAATTCACAACCATACTCACGTCTAAATCTTTCTTCGCCAATACGTCCTATTTCTGTTTCTTTCCATTCTTCATCTCTATCTGGGTGTGCTTCCCAGCCTACAGTGTATCCATGAAATCCGTTTGAACCTAACTCTTGTTCGTTACCGTTAGCATCAAATTTATTTTGCGACTCTTTCCAGATAACTGCAAATGTATCTTCGTCTGAGTTTGGTGTACTTGTAATAATAGCACGACCACCTGTTGCAAGTGTAGGAGATATAGAAGTCCAAAATTCTTCTGCTATATTAGGATTAACAAATGCAAACTCATCACAGTATAGTAATGATATAGACATACCTCTACCAGTGTTACCTGTTGTAGTTGCACTTACAATTCTACTACCATTTTCAAATTCTATTGAACCTTTGTTATAATTTATAACACCTGCTCTAACATGATCAGGACACATTTCATAAACATATCTTATACGTTGCATAATTTCTTGTGCGCCTGAATACTTGTGAGCCGCAATAAGTATAGTCTGGTCTGGATGAAACATAGCGTACCAAGTTAGATAAACTGCGGCACAAGTTGTTTTACCTGTTTGTCTTGGAAGCATATTAACATTAAATCTATGGTCATGATAACTTTTCATTAATTCTACTTGATAGTCATATGGTTCAAACAACAACTTGCCTTTTACAGGATGTTGAATGTACGCAAATGTTTTTGCAAAATTTAAATAACCTTCATGCGGATCCATACAATTAGACAAGTCTCCAATTTGTTCATTGGTAAACTGTTCACGTGTATGTGCTTTTTTGGTTAATACGCCATCTAAACTTTTATTTGCCATTGTAAACTATTTACTCAAAAAAATAGGCCCCTGAGGGCCTATTTGAGTTGTACTTGATTAAAGTATTGTTTTGGATAGTAGAAGCCTACATACAATGAGCGGCATACAGTTTTTCAAGTTGTTTTCCTTCACAACCCATCTCTGTATATTTCTTCATGATTTCTGCTTTAGACATTCCGTCGTCTTTGCATTTTTTCATTTCTTTACCGCTTGGTAATTGTACTTTTTTACCCTTGTCGTCTTTTTTTGCTTCGTTTGTTTTTTCTTTGTCTTCTTTATCGTCAGACTTTTTGCCTTTTTTCTTATCGTGATATGCTTTTAATCCCGCTGGCATTTTGCCTTCATCTGCTCTATCTTCATCGCAGTCACCTTCACAGTCATCGTCATCACATTTATCGCAAACTGCTTCTTTCATGAATTCTGCTAACTTGCTTGAAAGTTCTGCTTTAATTTCATCTTCAAGTGCCATTGGATTATCTCCGCCTGCAACTTTTGGAAATGATTTCTTTTGACCCATTTCACTACCACCTGATAAATCTTTAGTCATGTAGTGTTGGTCTTGATATTTTTCATCTGGCTCGTTTTCGTAGTCTGCTTCTTGAGCAACTTCGTCTTCACAGCCTGGCATTGGCATATCCATTGGCTCCGGTTTGTCTTTAACAATATCCATCATTGATACCATGTTATCATGTGGATCCATTGGAGGTCCCATTGGTTTATCCATTGGTTCAAGTTTTTTGATTGTTGTAGGAATGTCTGCAATATCTTTTGCAGGGCTCTCGCCTTTTAATGCATTCATCAACTTCATTACGTCTTCAGCAGTGTCACCGCTCATGTTAATAGACGCTGATGCCGTTTCTTTTAATGCTTCGTCCAACGCCTCTATTTTTTTGTAGATTTCTTCTAATTTCATAATTAACTCCCTATTGGACTTTTTGTTCCTATTTCAGCAGTAGCATCCATTTGCTTTTGTTCAGCATCTGCTTTAACACTCTCTACTGGACTGTTAGTACGCTCACTACGTACAGATTCTAATTCTTTAAGAAGGTCCATAACTCTTGTTCCCGCAACATCTTTCTGTGCAGACTCACCACCCATATCTTCTTTTGTAAGTTTGATATCATATGGTGCATTGTCTTTTACTTCTTGATATGCTTCTTGCGGAGCGTTCATGTTACGTACCATAATGTGTGATTGTGATTTTCCTATGTTATAACCTAAATATTCCTGCAATGATTCTGCGTGTGTAGGATATGTAATCGTTGCTTCGTAATAAGTTACTTCCATATTTTGTAACTGTGGAAAATCCAGTGGGCGTTCTTGAATAGGTGTCTTTTTACCAGGAGTAAGATTTACTAATCCAAACTTTCTTAGAGCAGTTTCCATCTTATCTGCAAGACCTTCATTATCGCCAGCAACACCAATCTTAAATTCGTATTGCTTGTTGTTATATGCTTCAGTTAAATATTCGTTAAATTTCATATTACTCATCCTACTGTACTTATTTATCCATGTTTTTCAATTTTTCAAGTAAACTATTACGATCTGTAACAACATATCCGTCCCCAGACATTACATTATCATCGTTTCCTGCGTCTTTATCTGCTTTTTCTTTCTTAAGTTGCAGTTCTACCATCTTTAATTTCTTATCCAATTTAGCAGTTTTGGCATCTAAATTAGTTTTTAGCATATTACCTGCTACTTCAAATATTCTACCACTGTAACGCGATTCTACATTCATACCTAAATCCATTAAATCTTCATAAGCCTGCATTGCTTTATCTGATACTTCATTAAGTTCTTTATCTGCCATTTCACCCAAGCCTTTTACTTGTGGTAAAGCGGCTGTAATCTTATCAAGTTCTGCTATATTACGTGAAGTTTCTTCTTGTTCTACAATAGCAGATTTTTTAGCCTCTTTTTTAGAGTCTTTTTTCTCTGCTTCGATAATCTCTTGACTCTCTGGCATATTCAGTAATTCTTCTAATTTCTTAGTCATGTATATCTCTATTAACTGCTAATATTATTTATCTTATTTTCTTTTGCCGGAATGAAAAATGTCTTTCTCTGTAACCACCCTAAAATATAGGCCTTTGTCTTTACACCACTTCTTTGCGGCCTCCCATTTTGCCATATTCAGTACTACTTGTGCTTGTTTATATTTGTTACGACCTGCACTCTCTAATGTAGTTTGGTTATCTGGTTTTACTTCTATTAGTTCTGCTCGTTGTTTACCGTTTCTATCAGCATATGAAATGAAAAAATCAGGAACATATACAGTTGCTTTTCCTGTTAAAGGATTTCTATAAGGAATCTTTACAGATTCACTGGCCCACTTTGCAACATTAGGATTTTCATCACAAAATTTCATGAAAGCAAATTCCCAACTGCTTCTATACAGTGGAGTTTTTCTTCCTATATATTTGTCAGGATGTTTAAGATTGTAACGTCCTTGGGCAAACTTGGCCATGTTACACCTCTATGTTTCTTGCTTCTATTCTATTCTCTGTGTTTGAAACTTTGTAACCTAATGTAGATATTTTTTGTCTATTATAATTTAAAACTTCTGTTACAACATTACTTAACTGAATGTTGTCTTGTTTCTTTAACGTGTCAAGCAATTGAAAAACATTTACGTCATCTAATCTTGCTTGTTGCATTAAAACAGTTCCTACACTTATTGCAGAACTTCTTGCAAAGCCTCTTGATTCAAAAAAGCCAACAACAGCATCTACTTGGTTAGAAGGAAAACTAATTTTTTTTGTAAAATATTGATCAAAAAATTCTTTTACTTCTTGTGTGCTATCGCCTGCTGATACTGATGGAATATTACTCATGTTATGTACTCAATATGTTTGGCAAGTCATCTAATGTTTTACTATTAGCCGCCGCCTTAGCCGCAGAACTTGCATTATCCCAGGCTTGGTTAATTGCATTAACACTTGCATCACCGCCTGATGTTAAATGATCTTTTTTAAACGTTGTTGATTTTGTAAGTGAATCTAATGCGTCTTGATCATTCTCTAATGTTTTTCTAACATCTGAAACACTTGTGCTGTTTGCTAATTTTTGTACAGTTGCTACAGCACTAACACCTGCTACTGCTTTTGTAATACTACTTAATCCGCCGTTGCCTCCATTCTTAGGAAACAAACTATTTGCTACTCCGCCAACATTAAGTCCTCCTACATCTCCTAAAGCACCTTTGACTATTCCAAAGCCTTCTTGTCTTAAACCTGCTGAACTTAAACTTTTTGCATTTGTTGCTGTGTTGGCCGCTTTTAAAACTGTACCTAACAATGCTCCTGGAGATTTAAATGCATTACCGCTTGTAATATCACCAAACACATCTGCGGCTCCTGAAGCAACACCGCCAACACCAAATAAACTTGATGTTCCTCCACCACCTAATGATAATGGACTTGGTGTTTTATCATAATGTTCTGTTGCAAATCCTTTTGGTGCTGAACCTTCTGTAACTGGTCCTCTTGAATAGAACACAGTTTCGAAACCAACTTGCATTGTACTTTGTACAACTTCACTTGTCGCTTGATCCATTGTATCATGTTGCCAACTTTGTATCAAAGGATTTACAAGTGTGTAAGCAGTGTAACGTTTTCTTGACATTTGATAAATGATAATGTTATTAAAGAATGGTTCGTAACTGTCATTGTCAAAACCATATCTGTTTTTGTTTTGTTCATCTTTACCATATATGTTTGCTCTGTTATAAGGTTTCACTTCACTGGGATTAGGTGAACCTGCTTGGTCAACACTTGCATAGTTTCCATCTCTGTAATAATATCTATAGTATGCTTCCCACATCGCAGTTGTTACACCATAGTTGTCATCATGGAAAGTAATATTACATGGACTGTAGTCAATACGTTTTTGTAACAATCTTTTTCTATTGTATGCGTGTTTGACTTCTGTTGTAATATCATACTTAGGTAAGTCAACACTTTTAACAAGCATATTGATTGTGTTTTGATGCTTGGTTGTAAGTTGTGGTATTACTGCCGCCGCGTTTGGATTTATATTAAATGCAACATGATAAAGAAACTTTACCTTTGGTGCATACTTAAATGCGTCATCTACATATAAACGTGCCGCGTGTTGGTAATCACCAAGGTTGCCTTTAGGATTCAAAGCACCTTGTACTAAATTATTAAGGAATGGAGTTAACTTATTTGCCATACTAATATTTATCTATATTAATATATGGGTAGATAATAAAAAAGGCGCCGAAGCGCCTTTTCCATGTTTATAAACTAAACTAATTGTTATACAGCACCGCCACCAGTTACAAGAGTGTTTACAGTTCTGCCTACAGCAGTACCAATTCCTGTTCCTTGTGGTGTTTGAATTGCGTTGTCGTATCTAATGTTGAGGTTAACAGTAACAGCATCTGATGTTGCATATGCTAATGTATTGTAGTTTGCACTCTCAAGATAACAACCGTACAATTCAAAAGTCTCTAATACACCTGCTGTGTTATTTCCGTTACCACCGTCTAAAATTTCGATTCTTGTAACGAATTTGTAGTCCGCGCCACTTGCCGCACTTGACTGTTCGAAGAAGTCGAACTGTTTCTGTAACTGTTCGCCAACAAGTTTTTGTACATTGTTGGATACGTCTTCACGTAAGTTAAGTGTGATTGGTTCCCAAGTATGTTTACCTGCCAAATATACTTTTGAGTTGTAAACATCAAGAGTAATTTGTTCAAATGTTACATTGGGTCTGGTTACGTCAACTACTTGTTTTGTTAGTTCAGTAGTTGGTGTTGATACACCAAAATTTTCCAGCGATACCCTAAAGCGGTATTGCAGTTTTGGCATTAACAAACCTTGTGAACTTGCACTTGCGTTGCTGTCCAAAGGCACTGTTAATCTTGAGAGTGATGAAATTGCCATTATGTGCTCCTATTACTTTTATTTATCATATTATAGGCCCGCTATTTCTCCAGTGTTTTTAAGTCTTAGTGGAATGTAAATAAATTCTACTGCTTTCACTGGTTCAATCGCTATGTCTACGTATAACTCGTTTCTATCAATTCTTGAAGGTGTGTTGTTTGATTCATCACACACTACTAAGAAATCATATAACGCTCTTTGACCAACAAGTTCTAACATTAAACTATCTGCTTGTTGTTTAATCTCATCTCTTGTGATCTTGTCATTTGGTTCAAAGATATAAGGTTTAGCAAGTTTGTTTAATTGTGATCTTAAGTAAATCACCAATCTTGCAACGTTAATTCTATCTAAAGAACTTGCGTTTTTCGCTCTTGTTTTTTGACCAAAGTTTACAAGTCCAGCACCAGTTAAAAACGTAATCGGATTTACTTTGTTGCTGTATAATGTGTCTCTTTGACCTTCGTTAAGTGCTACAGTTTTAAATTCGCCTTCTGCGTTAATGAAGCCTGCACTTGAAGCGTTAGTAATACCACCACGTCTTGTACCTGCTGGAGCAAACCATGGAAACGATACTTGATCACTTAATGCAATCGTTCTAAGTATACCATGTGATGCTGGAACAACTACATTGTTACCTGCGTTATCACTTGTGAATAATTGTGGATAAAACACACCCAAGTATTCATCTGCTGTTACCAAGCCGTTATCATTATCTTCTACTGCACCGTTTACGTTTGTTGCCCAGTTATTGATTCCTGTAGCATCACTTGCTAATCTCATTGGACTATCACCAACGATAAATGCTGTTAAGCCTCTATCATTGTTCAAGGATACCATTTCTCCAATTAGTTCTGGATAACCTGGTGTAGCAAGTAAGTTAAAGATTCTTGATTCATTATCTCTAATGTCTTGGTTGCTATTCATTAATGCTTGTAAAGCCTGTACAACAACTTTACGCTGAGCCTTACGACCGAATGTACCTGAACCGTCTTCTTGGTTAGCACTTTCAGTTACCCATCTGTGTGGATAGTATGCCGCCATTGACTCGTCACCGTTTCTGATGTTGTCATTTGCAAGGTTAACATAGTTACGTACAAATTTCTTAACATTAAAGCCAGAACGTCTTAAGTTCCATAGCAACATACCTTTTGGATATAATGCTGGATCTGGAGCATCCGGGTCTTTATAGTTACTTGCAAGTAAGTCTTTGATTGAACCTGCTGTACCGCTATTAGCACCTGCTGTATTGTATCTTGCATCTGCAAACAATACACCATTGTCTGTTGATTGATCTGAACTATCTCTTAATACCCATTCTTTTGTAGTATCGTTGTATTGATAAATTGCTGGATAGTTCTCTAAGTCTGCTGTTGAAACCCAAAGATCACCTGTTACAAGTCCTGTGCCATCTGATTGTACAGTTGGCTCAGTTGCTGAAACAATTGGACCATTTGGATCTGTATTGCTAAAGTTTACACTTCCTGATACATAGTTTTGATAACCTACAAAGTCAGTACCGTTGTGAATTAAAATATCACACTCGTCAACAATTGAATTGTACCATAGTTGACCGTCTAATGCTAATGCACTTGGTGCATCGTCACTTGCAGTGTATGATAGTACTTGCCAATTTGAAGCCATATACTGTTTAGGATTAGTGTTATTGTCTGTTCCTGGAACAAAGTATAAGTTACCTGTACCAGTGTTAGCATCTACGTAAGGAGTGTAACCTGCTAATGTAAGTGCTCCACTTGTATCAACAATTCTAATTTCTCCACCGTCATTGTGTGAAATTACAATTCTGTTACTTGCGTCTACACTTGCTACAATGTTTGTAAAGCCTGCACTGTTAATTGCACCTGCAATAGTGTCAGCATCTGTGTCATCGCCTGCCGCTGTAAATGTAACTTGTACTGGTGCACTCATTGTTGCTGAGTTTGTAGTACTTTCACTTAATGTGAAATTGTATGAACCACCTGCAATAGTACCTAAGCCAATTATTCCTGATACAATATTAGTTGCACCTGTGTTAACACGTTTGAATATTTTAAAATCAAACTCTTTGTCTGATGCTTCAGTTACGTTTGACTGTGCATAGTAAGTATCAACTGATAAGTTAATACCACCGCCTGTTGAATCTAAGTTCTTCAGTGCAGTTGCATTGTTTTCGTAAATTGGAACATTTTTCTTGTCCCATAAGTTAGTTTCTGCGTTCCACTCTTTAACTGAAAGTTTAGCACCTAAGTTTGAATCTGTAGTTTTAAACCAAATTGAACCTGTTGGTCTTGGATTAGTGTCTGTTGATTTAAACTCTGGAATACTTGTATGTGGACCAACGCTTAATGCTGGAGCATTAAAAGTTCCTGCTGTTAAACCTAAGTCATCCAAGTTTGCAGTACCTGCCGCAATAACAACTTGAGCACCTGTAGACTTAATGTGTAATTTTGCGTCTACTGCTTCTGCTGTAATACCTGCTGGTGTGCCTGATGTAATATCACTTACTACGTCTGCTAATGAAGTACCTGAGAAAGTAATAGTTTGACTATTAATTACTATAGTTTGTCCACCAGTTACTGTTGGATTACTTGCAGTACCAACTACTGTAGGCCAAGATGAAACCCAAGCGTCTGTACCTACTTTGACCCATGTTCCTGAGGCATTCTTGTAGAATACTTTGTTAATTGTTGTAGTTGCAACAACGACGTAATCGCCTACTGCGCCAACAGAAGATTTTGGTGCGCCAGTTGCTTGTCCGCCTACTAATTTTGTTGCATCTGTAATTACAGTTGGAATTTTGTTAGTGAATGTTTGTCCGCCTGTTGCTGTAACAGCATTGCCGTTCCATTCAAAAATACCAACTCTTGAAACTTGTGTATCGAACCAGTATGTGCCATCTGCTGGATTCGCCGCTGGTGCGTTAGCAGTTGCTTGTAGTTCGCCTAAGTCAATATCCGCTCTAACAACGAATGCTCTGTTACTAACACCTAAGTAACTGTAAGCCGCTTGTAAACCATATTCGTTTAATTCGCCACCGTGTATCGGATTGTTGTTTGAATCTGTATAAAATAATGGATCTCCAAATGTTTCTGAAAGATCTCTTTGTGAAGTTAATAAGAACGGTACGCCAGCGTTTGCTTTTGTAGTTCCTCTTGCTGTTCCTGTGCCACTTGCGTTTGCTTTGTCTTGTGCAGTAGCAACAAAAACCATTGGGGTAGTACCTGGTTCAGCGGGTGTGTAAAAACTTTCGTCTATTACGCTGACTTGTACACCTGGTGATATTAAGTTTGCCATCTTGTGTTCTCCTGTTGAACTTATTATATGTATTTATACAGAACTAATATATTCACACCAAAATAATAAGGTTAAAAGGGCAAAAAAAGGTATGGTAAATACAGTATGCGTCCTTTATGTAAATGCGGTAAACGCCCTGTAGCGGTTAATTATAAGAAAGGTAATAAAACCTTTTATAGGACTCAGTGTGACACTTGCTTACGTAACAAAGGCAAAGAACGAGGTAAACCAAGTTGGTACTTGGCAGGATATAGACAAAAAGATCATTGTGAAAAATGTAATTTTAAAGCATCATACAAGGAACAGTTGCGGGTGTATCATATAGATGGGGATTTACAGAACTGTCGCCCTAATAATTTAAAAACTATATGTGCTAATTGCCAAATTGCTATCCAGCGAGTAGGCGCCCGTTGGAAACAAGGTGATCTTGAACCTGATTTTTAAGTTGTTCAAGTGTTCCGTTATTTTCGATTGTATTTGTAAACTTTGTATGAGCCCATGCCCATTCGCTTGAATGTACATCTTTAGGTTCTACACCAACATCTTGATATATTCTAAACCAAACTGGATCTTGCCCACGTTTTACACGCCAAACTTCGCCTCCAATTTCATATAGCATTTTTGCTTCATTTGGAAAACGTACATCAGGAATAACAAAGTTAGTATTAGGATTGTCAATTATATGCTTTTTAGTAATGCTTACCCAAATACCATCAAAAAAGCCTTCACGCATACATTCTGTTCCAAATTCTTGTAATACAAGTCTTGGAGTTATTTCTCTGCCAGTTTCTGCTGTCCAATATGGATCTATTTGCTCACGCCATGCTCTTGATTTATCAGTTTTACCATCAAGCAATTCTCTATTCCAATTAAACATTGTAGCAACTGCGTCTTTAAGTTTATCCGCAAAACTAATTTTTACAAAGTTATGATTGTTTATTAAAAATTGTGCAACAGTGTCTTTACCACTACCGATTAAACCACAAATACCTATTACCATAATACTATTCCTTAATTGAAGTATATAGTATATGATCTTTTTACTGTGATGTCAAGTGATTTTTAGCCAATTGTAAAGCCGTAGCCTACACCGCCTGCTACTTGCATTTTAAGATCTTCTTCAAGTTTGTCCATTTCAGCGGTTGCTTCTGCTTTTAGTGCATCACCATTAAGAGTTGATCCACCTTGTGGGCCAGCAATAGTAGCAAATTTACTACGTGCTTCGCCTAACATAAACTTACACTTTGCAAGTGTATAATCTTTGATCCATTGTTTTGCAAGATAATCTTTGAAAAGTTCTGAATCTGGTCTGTGATTATATACGTAAAGAAGTAGATTTTCTTCTGCTCTTGGACGTTGTAGAATTGTAAGTTGCTTTGTTGTTGTGTTCCATTTAAATTCCATAAATGATCCAAACATACGTCCTACAAGTTCTTGGTATCCTGCAAATAAATTGTATGTTGCAAGTCCGCCCATGTTAGAACTTGATAAAAGATAAGTGTTTGTGTAAGCAAGGTTGAATGGTTCAAACAATGTTCCGCCATCTCCTCCACCTGTACGTGAACCTATTGAGCGTCTAAAAATTTGTCTTACTTCAACAATATTTTCATCCAGCGTATAATCGTTCTGATCAATTACTGTTTCTAAGAATGCATAACTTTCTTCTACTGAATTATCACTTCTCTGACGAAATTTGTCTAAACTTGATTTCAGTGCTATTTCGTAGTGCTGTGGATCTAACTCCACATCTACCATACCACCGCCAAGCATAGCACTTACGTAATCGAATATTTCTTGCTTTTGTGTTTGTAAACTTGCCATATTTCAACGTCTCCATTAGTATTTATGCGAACGATAAATACAAGTACTATGCCGAGAATCAGTTTATATAAGCCAGAGAGAGGCGAAGACTACAGATTCCTTGATAAAACTATCACGGAAATGTTCACTGTGGGCGGAACAGACGTATTTGTACACAAGTATTTAGGACCAAAAAATCCTGATGAAGCAGACGCAACTCCTACTCAGCCAAAATACGATGCTGTAAAAGAAACTAATATTCAGGATATGCTTTTCATGGAAAACCGTGATAGAAAGTATGATCCAGACATTTACGTATTACGCGGAATCTACAACGTACAAGATGTTGACTTTGATATGAGTCAATTTGGACTGTTTCTTACAAATGATACATTGTTTATGACAATACCTATCAACTATAGTGTTAACACTCTTGGTAGAAAAGTAATGGCAGGTGATGTATTTGAATTACCACACTTAATAGATGAACACGCATTGAATGATCATAACGTTGCACTTAAGAGATTTTATGTAGTTGAAGATGTAAACAGAGCGGCAGAAGGATTTTCACAAAGTTGGTATCCGCACTTATATAGAGTAAAACTTAAACAAATAGTTGACTCACAAGAATTCAAAGAAATACTTGATTTACCGGCAGAAGAAGGCAGTTCACAAACACTACGTGATGTGCTTTCTAACTACGAAAAAGAAATGCAAGTTAATAATGCTATTATACAACAAGCAGAAGCAGATGCACCTAAGTCAGGTTATGATACTTCACATCTATATACACTGCAAGTTGACAAAGAAGGCAAACCAGAACTTGTTACTGCTGATGAAACTCAAATTGATGCAAGTGTAAACAGCGGAAACTTAGATGCAAGTAGAGTAAATCAAACGCCTGAAAGAGAAGGTTATCAAGGTTACTTAATAGGTGATGGTATTCCTGCTAACGGTGAAGAATTTGGCTTTGGTAGTTCATTTCCTTTATCACAGGCAAAAGGAGATTTTTTCTTAAGGACAGATTTTATGCCAAATAGATTATTTAGATACGACGGTACACGTTGGGTCAAACAAGAAGACAATGTACGTATGACTATGACTAATACAAACGATAGACAAACTTACAAAACATCACATATTAATAATACAACATCAACTACTATTGGTGGTGAAACTATTAAAGAAAGACAAAGTTTAAGTCAAGCACTAAAACCTAAGGCGGATAATTAATGAAACACAATATAGCAGGATTAATTTTTGGAATTTTTGGCGTAATTTTTTTAGCAAAAGATATGGGTATGCATGGAAATAGTTTATTTGGTATTAGTGAAATGACATGGATGTGGTTTACAATGGCAGTTGTACATTTCTTCCTTAATGATTGTGGGTGTAAAAAATAATGCAACATTTTTATGACGGACAAATAAGAAGATATATTACTCAGTTGATAAGACTGATGAGTAATTTTTCTTATAAAGACGGTGATGGTAAACTTGTGCAAATACCTGTGATGTATGGAGACATTACAAGACAAGTAGGACACATAATGAGGGACAATTCAGAAAACAAAGTTCCGAGTGCCCCACGTATTGCAGTATACATGACTGGATTAGAAATGGATCGTGATAGACTTATGGATGCTACTTACACAGGTAAAGTACATTTACGTGAACGTGCATACGATGATACCGGCAAAGAATATTTAAACACACAAGGTAAAAATGTTACTGTAGAACGTTTAGCACCTACACCATATTCGCTTACAGTCAATGCTGATATATGGTCAACTAACACAGATCAAAAATTACAAATTATGGAACAGATATTAATGCTGTTTAATCCAAGTTTAGAAATACAAACAACAGACAACTACGTAGACTGGACAAGTTTAAGTGTAGTTGAATTAGAAACTGTTAACTTTAGTGGAAGAAGTATACCAGTTGGTACAGAATCAGAAATAGATGTAGCAACATTAGGATTTAAAACACCTATCTTTATAAGTCCTCCTGCAAAGGTTAAAAAACTTGGTGTAATTACAAGTGTAATAATGAGTATTTTTAATGAAGAAACAGGAACTATCGACTTAGGAAAAAGTTTTCCAGAACTTAAAGCATACAACGACGAACATGGAGAACGTCCATACCAAAAAGACAAAGACAAAACTGCTGATAAAGCCGATACAGCAGGTTTATCTATTACAGCATACAACGACTATGATTTACTTGTGTTAGGTAATGAGGCACAACTAATACACAAAGGTGTCGTTGGTAACACTAACTGGAATGGATTCTTAGAAGCACTACCTGGAGATTTTAGTGCAGGGTTAAGTCAACTACAACTTGTAAGACAAGACTTACCACAAAGTATAAATGGTGCAGTTGCAGTCAACGCAACTGACGAAACAAAATTATCTATAACTTGGGATCAAGACACTATTCCAAGTGATACAATTATAAATGGTTCAACAGGTGATAGAAATAAAATTGATTTTATCATAGATCCTAAAACATTTAATCCAACAACAGTGAAAAAACAAGGTACAAGAATTTTACTAACAGGCGGTATTGGTGATATTAACAACGTAGATGGTGCTGATGCTTGGAAGGCTTCTGACAATACTGACTTTGTTGCAAGTGAAAATGATATTGTTGAATGGGATGGCTCTAAATGGGTTATTCTATTTGATGCAAGTACAGAAAAAGAAGTCAAATACACAACCAATCTAAATACTGGTGTTCAATATAAATGGACAGGCAGTGAATGGATACTTTCCTTTGAAGGTGAATATCGAAACGGAACCTGGCGCATACAATTTTAAATAATTATATGTATGCAGAAGATTACGTGTAGTGGCGCACTATTCTACGCCCTTAAAACTCGAAGATTTCTATTCTTACATAGAACACAAACCAAACAAAACAATGTTTGGGGATTAGTTGGTGGTAAAAATACGACCAATGAAACACCGTTCTCTGCATTAAGCAGAGAAATCAAAGAAGAAATTGGTGAAGTACCAAATATTGTAAAACACATTCCATTAGAAACTTTCATAAGTTCAGACGAGAAGTTTAATTTTCACACATACCTTGTTGTAGTAAAAGATGAATTTTTACCAGACCTTAACGAAGAACATGATGGTTATGCTTGGGCAAGTTTTGGTAAATGGCCAAAGCCTTTACACCAAGGATTACGTAACACTTTGCAAAATAAAACCAACATTACAAAATTAGAAACAGTATTTGAGTTAGTTAACTTATTAGAGGAATAAAATGATCAAAGTGTATGGCGACATAATGTTAGATCGCTGGATTTATGGTTCCGCTAAAAGAATAAGTCCAGAAGCACCAGTTCCAATTCTTAAAGAAAAAGGTCAAAAATACAGTGTAGGTGGTGCAGGTAATCTTGCACTAAACATTTCTTCTGTCAACGGAGAAGTAGATTTATATGGTGCAATAGGACAAGATAAAGACGGTTACAAACTTCTTGAAATTTTAGAAAAAACCAAACTTAATGTAAGCACTACTTCTGACGCAAATGTTACCACAACAAAAACAAGACTTGTTGGTCAAGGTGGTCAACATATTATGAGGTGGGATAGAGAAGAAAAATACAAATGGACTTCAGCACAAGAAAGATTAGTTACAAGTTTAAAAGAAGATGATATTGTTTGTGTAAGTGATTACAATAAAGGCACTGTTCGCAAAGATACAGTAGCAAAAATACTTGAAAAAACCCCAACAGTTTTAGTAGATCCTAAACAAGAATCAGAATTTTACAAAGGTGCATTTCTTGTAAAACCTAACATGAAAGAATATAAAGAATGGTTTGGAAAATTTAACAGGGAAGTTGCTTTATTTGCAATGAAAGAACATGATTGGAAATGGTTAGTAGTTACTGATGGTAAAAACGGAATGCACGTTTTAAACATTGCTGGAGAATACCAACATTTTAAAGAAGAAGTAAAAGAAGTTGCAGATGTTACAGGTGCAGGAGATACTGTACTTGCTGTGATCGCATATGGTGTAGAACAAGGTTGGAATATTTTTGAAACCTGTAAACTTGCTTGTTACGCCGCGGCAAGAAGTGTTGAACGTAGAGGTGTTGTTACAATAACACAAGAAGATTTAAAGCCTAAAGTTGTTTGGACTAATGGTGTGTTTGATATTTTACATGAAGGACATTTTAAATTACTTAAATTTGCAAGCCAACAAGGACAAAAATTAGTAGTAGGTATAAACAGTGATGCAAGTACTAAAAGATTGAAGGGCGAAGACAGACCTATAAACACACAACTACAAAGAAAAATGAATTTAGAGTTATTACCATGGGTTGATGAAGTAATCATATTCGATGAAGACACTCCATTAGAAGCACTTAAAAAAGTAAATCCTGGTTTGGTAATAAAAGGTGGTGATTATACAATTGATACTGTAGTAGGACATGAATTATTTCCAACTAAAATTTTTCCATATATAGAAAATGTATCAACAACACAATTAATTGATGAAATAAAGAAACAAAAGCAAGTATGAAAATATTAGTTACAGGACATGAAGGATTTATTGGCAAAAATATTGCCTCTTATCTACAATACAAAGGACACGAAGTTGAAGGTTGGGAATGGCAAGAAAACAGATTTCCAGATGCACAAAAATATGACCGTGTTATTCACTGTGGTGCTATTTCAAGCACAACAGAAACAGATGTTGAAAAAATACTGAAACAAAATTACGAATGGACAATGAAATTAATTGAAATTTGTGACATGATGGGTACCAGTTTGCAGTTCTCAAGTTCGGCAAGTGTGTATGGACATGGTACAGACGGCTTTTCTGAGGACAGTATGTGTTATCCTATGAATGCTTATGCTTGGAGTAAGTACCTTATTGATAGATGGGTTAGAGATTATGCTAATGACTTTAAAATTAACATACAAGGTTTCCGTTATTTCAATGTATATGGTAATTATGAAGACCATAAAGGTAATCAAGCAAGTCCAATTACTAAATTTACCAAACAAGCAAAAGAAACAGGCGTAATAAAATTGTTTGAGAATAGCGAAAACTATCTACGTGATTTTATAAGTGTACAAGACGTATGTTTGGTGCATGAAAAAATGTTAGAACAAGACGTAAGTGGTATTTTTAACTTAGGAACTGGCACCGCAACCAGTTTTAAAACTATTGCAGATACTGTTGCAAAAAAATACAATGCAACTATAGAAATTATTCCAATGCCAGACAACTTAAAAAGTCATTACCAAGCATATACTTGCAGTAACAATAAAAAATTACTGGATCACATAGATCACAGTTTTATAAGACCACAAGAATGGATACATGAGTCAAAATAATTGTAAAGTTGAATGGTGGAGTGTAGTGCCCGGACTGGCAAAAGTAGAGCCAGTACAGAATGCAACCAAATTTATACCTACATGGTTTAAAGATATGCCTAAATTTCTCGAGGAAGACAACTTCAAAGATAAAGGCACCTTAAAAAATTGTCCAGGCTTTGTTGATTACTATAAAAATGCCTATGTTGTTACTATGTGGTGTGATTTTCATTTAAAAATAGATAAAGAAAACTTTGCATGGCATTCAAGCAATGAAGATTTTACAATGAGTTTACATTATGGTAATCAGTTTAGAGATCATTTACCTGAAAATGTGAAAAATAAGTTTTTAGTGGTTGCAAAAACTGATTGTCCTTGGCGTGTGCGTACAAGTCCAGGTTGGGCAATGATGCAATTACCAATGTTTTATGAATTTAATGAAATATTTGAATGTATGCCTGGTGTAACACATACCGAATGGAGTCATCAGATTAATCAACAACTGCTAATTAAAAAAGAAGGTGAATTTTTAATTGAAAAAGGTACACCTTTGGCAATGTATGTTCCAATTAAACTTACAGACTTGGAAACTACTGTGCAAGACGAGGACGAAGACAAATATCGTGCAAGTTTTGTTAGTAATATGATTTTTCAAAGTAAATTTAGAGGCGCATATAAAAAATTTAAAGATAAATGGAGTAAAAAATGAGCCGACTTGAAGGTAAAGTTGATAAAGGTTGGGGTTACGAATTAATATGGGCAACCAACGACAAATATTGTGGAAAAATTATGGTATTTGAAAAAGCAGGCAATAAATTCTCCATGCATTTCCATAAAGAGAAGGATGAAACTTGGTTTGTCAATGCAGGTAAGTTTCAAGTAGCATGGATTGACACAAAAGACGCTGTACTTTATCAGAAAGAGTTGAATGTTGGTGATGTTTGGCACAATCCTCCATTACAACCACATCAACTTACAGCATTAGTTGATAACAGCAGTGTAAGTGAAGTAAGTACGCCTGATTCTGTGGAAGATAATTACAGGATTATTCCAGGTGACAGTCAAAAATCCAAAGAAAAGCCAAAGGCTCCAGATATTCCATCAGACGTTAAACTTGATTAACGTTCGTATTCAATATAACAGTTGTGATGTGGACTTCTTGCCCAATTTAATTCAGATATAATTCTATTATACCATTGTTTATCATATGGATCTGTTGCTTTGTCCATATCTTCTTTGATTTGTTGAATACGTACTTCGATATATTCCGCGACGTCTTTACCTTGTCCTCTACGCATTGGATATCCTTTCGATGTATGGCTTAATAGAAAATTAAGCCTGTGCTTCTGACCATCTTAAAACAATATTGGCGTTAATATCTAAACCACTTGTTTTATAAACGTTAATTGCTAATACGTCTGGTCCATTCGGGAAAGTACCTCTACCACCTAAGGTAGTATTTGTTAATTCTTTAATAAATGCAAGATCCAATGTTGATCTTTCTCCAGGCTGTGCAATAAATGAGAAGATAGTTTCTCCTGGTTGTGCATATGGAGGTTGCACAAACTCAAATTCTATGTCTGTAGTACCAGCGGTTATTGCTTGGTTATCTGTTGACTGGTTAAATGTAACATCATAATATTGTGTAGCACCATAAGTCCTTAATGATACTGTAGAAACCTGTGTTCCTGCAGGGAATCTTGAATCACTAACAACTGTACCTTGTACAACACCAGCACTATCATAATCGGTTTTTTCAAAGAAAATATTATTAGTAGGTGCACCTTTAAATGTTTTTGAAAGCACTATTGGAACATCACCTGTTACGTTTGAAGTAGGAGCAGAAGAAGTAAAGATGTGTCTTACATTGCCGAAACCATTTGAGCTCCATGTGTAACTTGATATTGAAGTTATTGTAGTACCTGCTGGAAAATAATTTCCTGAAGCACTTTGTACTCCAATACCGGGTTCAAATAGTGCTTGATTTGCTTGATAGAAACTATCAAGTACAAAGAATCTATTTCTACCATTTGTTAAACCGTTATCCCAATATCTATTGCTGGCGCTATAACCTCTATCTTTTGCAATAACGTTTGCAGTAATAGGTGCTTGAGTAGTTACTTGAGCCGTAACTGGAACATCACCTGAGTTCCAGTTAACAGATCCGCCCGGAGCAATCTGTGCAAAACTTGGTTGGCCACCTTGTGCAAGGCCGGACAGTCCCTGCCAACCAACATCATTTGGATTTAATGGATAGTTTTGAGGATTTAATATTCCTTCAACAATAATACCACCTGTATCACTTGCTTGAGGTGGATCAGTTGTAATTTCAAGACCTTCAAGTAGTAACTGTGCTCTGTTTAAAAGTTCACGTTCACCTAAGTCACCAACAAGTGCGTTGGATACCGACGGTGCAAGTCTTAATAAGAATGAACTGTTTCTTGTAGTACTTACCTCAACACCAGTTGATTTGTAACTAAACAAATATCCACGATCTGAATCAAAACCACCGTCTGTAATAAATGCTGAACCCCAGTGTGATATGTTTGGTGAAGCAGTATTACTAATTAATACCACCCCAGTATTTCTTGTATGTGAGTCTGCTGTACCACCAGTGTATGTTCTTGTAGCACCAGCGGCAAAGTTTGTCATAGTTGTTTGTCTTGTACAACCAGTTAAATTTTTACCATCAATGCCTGTGAAACGTATCATTTCTGCATCAATGTAAACTGTTCCTCCTTCTGGTGGGAAGAATGAAGCATCTTGTAGTGGTATAGTAGTATCTGTGCTTGTAATGTCTTTTGCAAGTTTACCAACAGGACCTTCGTTTGTAATTTCATATCTAACCGGCATATTACCAGTTCTCATAAATGCTTCTGTGTTAACGTTTGAGTTTCTCATTCTATGCATGAACACAAAGTTACCATCTGCTCCTCTAAGCATATAGTCAATAAATCCAGCACCGTACCAACTGTACTGAATTCCAACCATCTGCATCTTACTAATGTCAATGTTGTATCCACTTGGTCCTGTACCGTCACCTCTATCTCTGTTAAAGTCTTTTTGTTCTGTCTTTTTATCTCTTACTAAACAAATTTTACTTGCTCTTACGTCTGTAACACCACGGAAGTCAGGTGCAAGATACATTGATGTATTAGACACAACTGTCGTTACAACGTGTGTCATTCCTTTAAGCACAATTCTATCACCTGCTTTTAATTGTTCTCTAAATCTTGTTCCTACACCTGTACAAGTATTAGAGTCAACATCAATGTCAACAACACCTGCTAATTGTAAAGTTGCAGTTCTTTGTACAGCACTGAATTGTGTACCATCATATTCAAAGAAAATACCGTTTTGATCATCAAATGCACCCGAACGTACTGTTGCACCATGAAACGTTCTTAATGAAACTTGTGCTTCTGAACTTATTTCTGGAGTAAGTGAACCTAATGCTGTACTTGCAACTACTTCAAATGTGTTTTCATCGTTAACATCAGAAACAATATAATCTCCATTATATCCTACAGTGTCAATACCAATAAGTTTAATACCGCCTCCTACTTGTAAACCGTGTTCTGTTTCGTCAGTTGTTACAGTAATAATACTACCTGGTGTGTTACCGTCTGCTGTAATAGTTAAAATGTTATAACTTGGAGCAAATAAAGCACCAGTTGTATACATGATACCTTTACCTGATTGATATCTAATATATTTTTTACTCTGTCTAATTGCTTGAGCACCGTGTTGTGGACCGCCTGTTCCTAACTGCACACCACCATCATATGGTCTGTGTATAAAGAACGAATCTGGTCTTGGATACACGTTACCAGTAATTTGCTGATCTGATGTTGTATCAATAAATCCTGGTGATCTACACTGATATTCAAGTTGTGTTGCTGAAGGTACTGCTGTAGCACTAAATGGTCCTGCCGCAAGTGCGTGATTGTTTACACCATCGTCTGATGAAATAGTAATTGCAAAACTATCTCCTGGTACAAGTCCATGTGGTGTACCAAATGTTACTCTAACACTTGCTAATGCACTGTAAGTAATTACTGTTGCTTGATTTATTGCTGATGTAGTTTCTTCTGTCATTGTTAATGCACTGTATAAGTTCAATGTTTCACCAGCAACTGCTGTTCCTTGTGCATCAATGCCTATAAAATTACCTTCAGTAGATTCTAATGTAGTTCTTAATACTAAATCATTTGTAGGAGTTTGGCCACCTAACTGGTCTCCTGGAATAACAATTCTATCACCAACTTGATAACTTGAACCATCGTCGGTTGCAACTACTAAACTATATGTGCCGCCTGAACGTGTAATATCAAACGTTGCGTTACTACCGCTATTACTATCATTATTACCTTGAATATTTACGTAACTTCCACTACCTGTTGCTCCTGTTCCTGTAAATGATATACCTGATATTCCGTTATCACTTGGATTTACACTTGTAATTGTTATAGTAATATCGTTGTCTGGACTTGCTCCACTTACATCTGTACCTCTTACTAAAATTTCTTGGTCTACACCATAATTGCTACCAGCACTTTCAATATTAATTGTATATGTTCCTGTTGCTAAATCAATCTGAAACTGTGCACCACTACCAATAACATTTGTTCCTAAATTAACATAACCATAAGTTTTAGAGTTATTTGCTGTTCCTGTAACATTTGTACCTGTAATTGCTCCTCCAGCGTCAACTGTTGTAATTTGTATTGTAACATTGTTTACACCGTCAACACCACCTACATCAGAACCTAATACTGTGAATGTTTCTGAAGCAAGATATCCTGATCCTGCATTTGTTAAGTTAATTGTATAGGCTGTACCAATTCTTTGTATGTTAAAGTCTGCATCAACACCACTTACTGTTGTTGTAGTCTTAGGTGGAGATGAATAAGATACATCAGCATCAACTGCTGTTCCTGAACTTGTTACAGAAGTAATTGCTCCACCAGCACCAACACCTGTCACAGTTACGAAACAATCATTAGTTACACTTTGTCCGCCTAATTCAAATCCGTCAATTTTAATTCTATCACCTACTGTATAGTTTTGTGATGTGTCTGGAGATGCAACAGAAACTGTATATGCATTGTTTGTATATGTAATATCAAATACAGGATTTGCACCAATGTTACCTTGTAGTTCGCCTGATAAGCCAAAGAACGATCCAGTACCATCAAACCCAGTACCTGACTCAGTGAATCCAGTTATTTCACCACCTGTATCAACAGTGTCTACTAAAATTTTTAAATCGTTTGTTGTGTCTAACCCACCAAGTTGACCACCACTAATAATAATTCTGTCACCAACTTTGTAATCTTGTCCTGAAGCATTTAATACTGTTGAATATACACCGTTTGTTCTTGTAACATCAAAACTTGCTCCATTACCAATTGAAGTGTCATTGGTACCTGTTAGTCCTTGATAAAGAACTGTGTTACCTACAAGTGTTCTTGAAGTTGCACTACTAATTGTAAGATCATTTCCTACAACATTTGTAACGAATGCCGCTACACCGTCACCTCTATCAATAGCACTACCTACTTGTACTGCCGCACTGTCTTCTACTGCTACTGTAAATGATCCTTGTGCAATGTCTGATGTAAGAACAGGCGTTGTAATAATAGAACCTGTGCCAGTTATACCAGTTACCTGAGAACCAAGAGGAATACCACCACCTACTGCTTGTAGTGGAGCACCTATGTTTGGTGCAGTACCTGTAAATGCTAATCTATCTTCACCAGTGTCTACTCCAAGTGCAAGTGTAAATGAACCTGACGAACCTTGTGTAGTAATTGCAAATGAAGGTGTGTCACCTTGTATTGCCGCACCTGTGTAAAATGCCGCTTGTCTTAAAATAGTATAAAATGTTTGTAACGTTGTTCCTGCACTTACACCAACTTTTGCTTTTGCATAGTAAGTGAAAGTTGTATTATCCTGTACTGTATTAACAATAAATGTACCTTCAGCACGACCGTTACCTGCAACAGAACCATCTAATCCTCTAATTGTTATTGGGTTACCTGCTTCAACACCATGTGGTCCAACTGTAGTAACACTAATTAATGATTGACCAACTCCGCTACTGCCTGTTGATGCATCTGTAGTTACACTTGCAACTGCTGTATCTGTACCTGGTACTTCATATGTCGATGGATATCCACGCATTGTACCAATGGCTTGCCACTTCGTAGGCTGTAAACCATATTCAAAGTCAGCATCAAGCATGGATAAAGAGTTTGCAACTCTTTGTCTTTCAATTGCATCAGTACCAAAATCATAAGGTCTTGTTTTTAGATCACCTTGATCTACAAAAATTTGTAGTGTATCATTTTCGTTCCAAACAATCGGAGCATTTTCTGATGGTAAAAATTCTAATCCATTTTGAATTACATCTGTTATAATTTTGACAGATTCTGTTACACGAGTGTCTGCTCCTAATTCACTGTCAAATCCTAAAAAGTATTGTGTAGTTTCTGGAGTACCTGTTTGTTTGGTAGGATAAACTAATTTTTTAAGAATGTAATTATTAATTAAATCACGCATGAAATTATTATATGCAATTTCTGGTTCACGTGAACCTGTAATTTGTGGAGTAGGACCCTTCCAATATTGTGCCGCTTTCAATCTTACATTTTTATTTCCGCCATATTGCATATCTGCAATAATATTATCTACATTTAATCCTGTATCTCTTTCAACAGCAGGTCCACTATAAGTGTATCCTTGCCAGATACTCCCTGCTGATGCATTTGTAACTTGATCTGCAACCCAAGCACGTACTTCATCTTTTACAAATTCTTTGTTGTTTGAAAGTAATGTTCTTGCGTTTTGAAGAAATTCTTCTGTTTCTGTACTTGTATCAAATAATACTTGTGTAATTGTATCAGTTGTTTCAAGAAATTTTTGAAAGTAAAAGTATGTTGGTGTAAATTCAACTGATTCATAAGCGTATTTTACATCAGCACCTTTACTTCCATCACTAAAGTTAAACAAAACTGAATTAACAGTTGTATCTGTAATTAAAAGTAAATTATCTTGTGTAACTTTTGTTGGAAAAATTGCTCTACTTATTTCTGCACGATGAAAATCTGGCATCACATCAGTACCAAAGTAAATTACTTCACCGATAGTATCTGTTAAAACTTTATCAACCTGTGCATCTGCTGAAGATTCAGCAACATATTCTGTATTAATATGTTGTGTTGTTACTACTGGTGATTGTTTTGTTGTATATGCTACATTATCTAAAATATAATTTTTAATCAACCAAGCACAAAATTGTTTTGCCGCTCTTTCTGGATTTCTGTCACCATCAATTTGCGGAATAGCACCGTCCCAATATGTAGAAGCAAGATAACGTGCTTGTTCGTTACCGTTGTATCTTAGATCAAATAGTAAACCGCCTGGTTGGTCTTGAACAGGATTTTTAGGATCGCCACCAATAAGGTTGTATCCCATATCTCTTTCACACTTGTCATTACTGTCATTTGTGTAATTGTAAAATACATTTTCAACACCATTACTTGCCGCACTGCTAAATGTTCTTGCAGTAACATCATTTGGTGGAATATTAATTGTAACACTATCTGCTGTTACACTTTTAACAAGCCAAATTTTAGTTGCTGGAATATTTAAAGCAGGCGTAAATGTTAATGCACCATCGGAAATTTTTATAAAAGATCCAGGATTTAAATTATGTCCTGATCCAAGGGTAATTGTCAAGTCACCTGTAGTTGGTTCGTATACTGCACCTGTTGGAGTATATTGTACAGCAATAGCAATTTCTGCATTAATGTATGCTCTTGTTTCATCTTTAAGAAATTCAACGTTGTTTTGAATCAAATAATATGCATTAGGTCGGCGATTTTCACTGTAAGGAATACCTGTATGGAATATATAATCGTTAATCTTACGCTTTGCCATTTATTTTATACTCCTAATGCAACTGCTAATGCTGTTGCCGTATTGTCTACGTATTTTTTGTTTGTTAAATGTTGACTTGTCACTGGTGCATTTCTTCCTGTTGCTTGATTAAACGTTGCATCCTTAGGAGTAACGTTTCCTATCACTGTATTATTTAACCCATTTTCAGCATTTAACGCTAAGAACGATCCATCTCTTGCAGTGGTTTGTCCTATTGACATATTATTTATTGTACCTTGTACACCACTGTTTAATGTAAGTTGTCCTGTGCCGCTTGGACTAATAGTAACATTATCATCAATTGGACTTAAATTAACTGTATCTGTTGCATTAAGCGTTAATGCATTTACATACATATTGCTTAATGTACCTTGTCCTGCTGGATTTATAGTTACTGTACCATATGCACCTTGTGGTGCTAAAACTAAATCTGCATCTTGTCCTGTAAAAGTAACATCACCAATAACATTTAAACTGCTAAAACTACCAATACCTGTTATAGTTGGATCAGCAGTTGTAATAGTACCATAAACTGTTCCGTCACCTGTTGCATAATACAATGTGTCTGGTGCTAACGCAGGTACTTCAAAGAAAAATACACCAGTAGTTTTACCTTGTGCTTGTTCTCCAGATAGTACTTCTTCAGATGTATCACTTGTTTTATAAGTTACACCATCATTATAAGTAACTACAGGAATACCATTAATTTGTATTGCACTATTACCTGTTAAATCTACTTGAAAAATATTCCAAGTAAGGAATGCAAAATTATTTAAATTGAAACTGTAAGTTGTACCACGCACTAACGAAAGTGGTGGATTTTCTCGTAATACTGATGATCCTTCTGAAAAAACACCATCCTGTGTAAAGTTTGCACTTTCACCTGTACCTGATTGGTTAAAATATAATCTGTCTGTTACGATTGTTTCTTCAGGATCAAGATATGTCAGACTTTTTAGTGTAACATTACCTTCGTTATCGACTGTGAACCCAGGACTTTTAAAGCCTTGCTCTGATTCGAACGGGTTATAAGTTACTGCCATTGTTTACTCCAACTATGCATATTTATCTTACCTTATGCTGGCACCAAAACGTTTTGCGTTTGGTAATAATTTGCACTAAACACTAACTTCGCACCACGTCCTGGAGCAGAGTCGTCTAATGGTTTAGCATTGGCAATAATATTAACATAACTGTCGTTTACTGTAGCAGTCAAATCAATAATTTGATTACCTAAATTTGATCTACCATAAACAACTAATTCCGCAGTACTTGGTCCCGCAACTACTAAACATTTAATAATTTCTTTTTCAAATGTACCTAAGTCAGCAACAATAGTGTATTCTGCCGCACAAAAATCTCCCACTAACCAACGATCTACAAGAGTATCCTCTGTAATCTTTCTCCATGGTCCGTGGTAACTTAGATTAGTGCCGTTTTTCATAAGCACTGTGTTCTTTAACCCTTTACCGAAAAATTTACCAATATCAAACATAATAGTCCTCTTTAGTATATTTATCGCTTATGTAGATTTAATTTTTCACAGTGATAAGTGTGGAGTATTCAGGCAAATATAGGTATTCTACGTCGGATTTAGCCAGTGTTGCAACAGCATGATCCAGCGTTTCTACTAAAGGATCGCCACCTAAATTAAAACTTGTATTAAACACCATAGGTACGCCTGTCTTTTCTTTGAATGCTTGGATTAAACTATAGTAATGTGGGTTCTGTTCTTCACTTACTGTTTGTATTCTGCAAGTTCCATCAACATGAATAATAGCAGGAATCTTTTCTTCAATACCTGGTTGACAGTTTACAGCATACATCATTGTTGGAGAACTTTTCATACCACGCAAATCAAACCATTCATGTACATCTTCTTCAAGAATTGTTCCTGCAAATGGTCTAAAATATTCTCTACGTTTAACTTTATTGACATGATCTTTGCCATCTGGATCTGTCGGATCATATAAGAAACTTCTGTTACCTAATGCTCTTGGACCGTTTTCTGATTGTCCTTGAAATATAGCAACTATATTTCTTTTTGTAAGTAAGTCTACTACTTCTTCGCTTTCTGCATGACTTACTGTACCATTGTATTTGTTTGCTATCTCTTCTATTTCATTAGATTCATAATAGTACTGCGGTCCGTTATATAATGTTTCTTTTTGTGGATGTACAGTCATGTCTTTTGTAATTGCTCTGTGCTGTAACATAGCCGCACCCATTGCTGTACCTGCATCATTACTGACTGGCTCAACGTATAAATTTATACCTTCGTCTTTTAATTCTTCAAGATACCAATAATTTGCCACACAGTTTAAACCATATCCTCCACTTAACACAACATTTTTCTTGCCACTCATTGCAACTGCTTGTCTAATTAAATCTGCAACTTGTTTTTGTGTTTGTGTTTGCACAGCATAAGCCATATCTCTTCTATTATCTAATTTTGTAACATCTTCTTCTTGATCAAATTTATCACGTAAGTAATCAAAATAATTTCTATTTACAAAAGCACCGTTTGGATAGTTAGGAATAATAATATTTCTATTAGACAACGGACTTGTTTGATTACTTGTAAACAACTGTGGAATATTTTCTTTGTTTTCTTTACCATAAGGAAATAATCCCATTGTTTTTCCTGCTTCAATAAAACTAAAACCACAGTAGTCTGTTACTGCTTCATATGTTTTAACAATTCCTGCTGTTTCTGTTAATACAACTTTAGGAACTTTACCTTCTTCACCAAAAAAGTCTGCATTAAAGTCAAGCATCTCTGCACCAGTCAATGGACCAGTTGTACCTAAGTGTTTGTATAATGTTTTAAAGTTTATAGGATATTCACAGTCAAAAATTGTTTCTGTTTCCCATAGTGTAGTTGATGGTCCTTGCTCTCCTTGTAACTGTGCAGAGAAGAATGTACCTGCTCCATCTACAATTACTGCAACTGCATCATTAAATCCTGAATTGTAAAAAGCCAAAGCCGCGTGTAGTTTATGATGATAGTAACTTAAATCAATTACTTGAGGATGTTTAGGTAAGTGTTTTGCATCTTGACTTATTAAACCAAGTTTACGAGCAAGTCCTGTGTAAACATCATCACCTGTAAAGTCTACTTTACCTGCGGTATCTTCCAAACTTTGCGTATGTGCTACTACAAGATAATCTAATTTATTTGTATATTCTAAAATTTTCATCATTGAAGCAAAAGGTCCGCCGTCATACTTGTGACGACTTAAACGTTCTTCTTCAATTGAAAATACTACTTCACCGTTTTTTAAAAGACAAACACCTGCATTGTGTCCTCTTGCTATTGCGGCAATCCATAAGTCTGGTTTTTTCATTTTAAAATCCTATATACCCAATGTGTTTATAATCAACAATTTCTTCAAGTATTGCATCTTCAAAAGAAATTAAATCGTGTTTAGTATCTTTTAAGTGATTAAGTTTTTCCATTGTATGTATTTGTTTATCGTTATTTTGTTTTGGTAACCCCAAACTTGGACGGAGTATTTCGTTGGCATAAGCAAAATGTTGCCAATGACTTGGATGAAATTCAGTCCAGTAATTTTTTGTTTTAGGATCGTAAAATGTATATGTGTCGTCTTTACGTTTCCAACTAAACAATCCTAAAGGTTCTAACCAATTTTTATTTGTGTTATTATATACTTTCATTGCCGGAAAGTCAACATATATGTCTACTTTTTCTTGTGTAGTTTCTCCATATTGTGGAGCGTCTGGCATATCAGTACCAAGTCTATTCATTTCTCCTATAGTTGTCATTCTATATGTACAACCTATGCTATCTAATAGTCCTTGTACTTGTATAATATTGTTTTGACCATGCATAAAATAACTTGCTTCATTCCAGAAAGTTTCTATCCAATGATCATCATAACACACTTCTCTATTCATGTAATTAAAAATACTACCTTTTGTTTTCCAACCTATTTCATCTGTATTTCTAATTGCATCACCTCTTTTGCCTTTGAACTCTACAGTTCTAAATGTATGCCAATCGTTTCTAATATGTGTACTCCATTGTACAATAATTGTATCATCTTTTGTAAATTTATTTTTAGCATGACATTCAGCAACTCTTTGTGCTATTGCCCTATTACCTAAACCAGGAAATCCCCAGTTCTCATAATGGTCAAATTCATAACCTACATAATCTGCGTAAGTAGGCCAAGCGTACATCGTAAAACTACAACCAAATGCAAATAATCTTTTCATTAAAAGCCCCTATATGTTGGTTCGTGGTGTACTGCTTTACTAACCTTTTCTTGAAAACTTAAGAAGTTAGACTCATTTAATTTAATTTCTTCTATCTTTTCGCTTACATTTATTTTATAATCTGATAAGTCAATACCTAAATTTAAAATATTCTCTGCATAATCTAAATGCTGTTTATGACTTGGATGTATTTCTAACCAAGGTCCTTTGTCACCTTCAAAGGTATAACTATTTTCTTTATTTTTCCAACTATATGTACCAATTGGTTCTAACCAATTAGGATGTTCTAAAACATTTTTATAAATTTCAAATTCTTTCTTGCTGTCAAATATATTTTGTTGATCTGATATATCTTCGTCATGTGCATCTGGAATATCACTGCACATTTTTGCAAAGTCACCTATGCTTGTCATACGCCATATACAACCTGTGCTATCAAGTAAGCCTTGTGTAAGCATCATATCATTTAGACTATACATCATATAACTGTGTTCGTCCCAGAATATATTACACCAATTATCATTGTATATGTGTTGCCTATTATTAGAATTAAAAATACTACCTTGTGTCTTCCAACCAATTTGATTATTGCGTCTAAACCAAACGTGTAAAAAACTTTTAGGATCGTATTCCATAGGAACGAAAGTATGATAGTCATTTCTAACGTGTGTACTCCATTGTACAAGTACTACATCGTCTTTAGTAAAGTTATTTTTTAAATGACACTCAGCAACACGTTCTGCTATAGCACGATTGCCTAATCCAGGAAAGGCCCAGTTTTCATATACTTCAAAATATGAACCGAGAATATCTGCATATGTTGGCCAAGCATACATTGTAAAACTACAGCCAAAGGTAAAAAGTCTATTCTTTTTCTTTGTCTTCAGGATCTCGTTTTCCATTCTTAATCATCTTATGTACTGAATTACAAACAACTTCTTCAATCTTGTCGTTCATAAACATAATACCTTCGTTAGTTCTATCAGACAATTCATCATGAGTAATTCTAATAGGAGAATATACTCTTGCACCTTCGCCCATATCAAGAATGTCAAACTTTTCATCGTTTGGATATGAAATATTTTCTTTAAATGTAGAGCCAATAACTACTGTTGCAGTTTTATCAAGTGCATAGATCATATGCTGTCCAACACTATCACAACCAAGGAAGTGATCTGCCGCCTGCATAATACCTGCCCAGAATCTTAATTCAATGTTTTGTGGAATAGCAACAGGTTGCTTCACTCCGTGCTTTTGAAACTCAATAGCAATCTCACTCATAAAGATAATGCCATATGTTTTAGATAATTCTTTAATAATGTTAACTGCATTTTCTGCTTCAAAACTTCTTCCACTTGGATCAATAATCATTCCGTTTTCGTGAATAGTTCCTCTACCAAATGCTTGAAATACAATTACTTTATCTTTTTTAGTTTTTTCTTTTACTTCTTGGATTAACTTTTGACCAGTCATTAATTCTTGTGAACTTAACTTTAATGTTGGCCTTGGAAGTTCACGCACACCTTTTTTGTTTATTTCAATGTCATAGCATTGTGCTAAACTTGCTTGTTGATTATAATATTCAAATACTCTATATGGTTCTGGTGTTACAAGATTCATATCTTTTAACTTATCTTCAAATAAGTTTTTGTGCCATACATCATATGCTTTTTTGTGTAGCACAGGATGACCTTTGTAAAAATCAGTTCCACCTTCGCATACTAAAATAAAATTATCATCTGGGTTTTCTTCGTGATACTTTTCCAGTGCAGGAATTGAAGTAATAACTCTACCTGCTCCACCATTAATAAAAAAGGCTGTGTTTCTTTTTGACATTGTGTTTGTTAATCCTTTGTTTTAATTACTTATTGTGTGTCCTTAAGATCAATTTCATTCTTGAAATAATCCCAATAAAAATGTTGTTGTCCTGTTCTTGGTACTTTGACCACGTATTCGCCGTTTACCAAAACTCCGCTTTGTGAACTTGTAGGTAAATGTTCGTTCTCACCAAACTTATCACAACAACTATCAACAGTAATAATAGGAATTCTATACACATGACTCATCATTCGTAAATGTACATCGTGCCAATCCATCCATAACTGATCAGCATCATTGCCTCTATCGCCATTTGTACTATGTAAAATTACAGAACATTGATGTACACTTGCTAATAAAGGTAAACTTGGAGCGTTGAATCTAAATCCATTCCCCCAAAAATCATTACAAATCATACCCGTTGTTCTAACACCGTCAAGATAATGTGTTTTAATTGTTCCTGGAGGATCTGCTAATACTTGATCCCAACTATGTGATGGACTATCTTCTCCACCTACAATATACTGCTTATTTGTTGCACCTAAAAATTCGCCTTGTTTGTCATAATATCTAATTTGGTTTCTTCTAATTGTGCCTCTATGTTCTGTATCTGTCCACAATGTGCCTAATGCTAATCCCAAACCTTTTGTGTTTGCATATGAGATTACTTCGTATGCCGCTTTAGCAATGTCTGCCATACCGTTAGTTGGAGTTAAATCAAATGTAGGAAAGTAGCCGGTAAGTGAACCTTCAGGTGTTATTAACCAGTCGCACTTATTATCGCCGGCCCAGTCAATTGCTGTCTTAATTGCTGTGACATTTTTGTTTAAATCTTGTGTAACGGGAGTTTGAGCACCCGCAAACCTAACTGTATTGCTCATGCAATTATTTAAGTATGCGAGTGTAAAATTTTCTTAGAATTGAATGCTTATGCAGTACCGCAAGGTGAGCGTGGAACGTCTACTTTCCAAGCCGCATAACGCTGACATTTGTGTACTTTAAATTTAGCACCTGTACCTGCGTCAGCACCGCCGTCTTTTGCTTCGTATGTGTATGTAGCATCAGCAAATTCTTTTGCTTCTCTACCCATCACAATGTCTGCACCATCATTAATTGCTTGGTTACTGCTTAAAGTGATTGCAGTAATAGCACCACTGTTTACTGTGCTTACAGTAGCAATAAGTTCGTCAGCAATTATAAAATTATCTAAAGTTGCTTTTGCAAATTTAATTTTGTCACCTACTTCGTAGTTAGAACCACCAGCAGTAATATCAACAGCAAAACTGTCTCCATAACTTACTGGAATATCTCTTAATGCTTGTCTATAATCTTTCCAAGCAGTTAATAAATCTGCAGGCATATCTGCATTCATTTTATCATCACTCCAACCTAATAGTGAAGTTCTGTGTCTACGTAAGTGTGGCCATTTAATATGTGGCTGTTTCCATGGATAGTGTGGAGTTCCACCTTTTGTGCTACTCTTTACTTTAATAAATTCGTTATTTGAATTACATTCAATGTCAAATTTTTCATATGTATGATCTGGTGGAGGATCAGCGTATGTAACATACTCTACACCATTTGGCAATGTTTCAGAAATTGTTTCATGCTCTTCATCATCATGATCTTGTTCCATTAAAGAACAAATAATTGGATTTTCATTACAGTCTACTAAAACTTTTCTTAAGTTAATTGGTGGATTAAAGTCTAATCCATCTTCTTCTTCCATGTATCCTGTTGGAGCAATTCTGTTAGTTGCATTGTCAATGAATACCCACATTGTTTCAGGACCTTCATATGTATGAGTTCCTTCAAGTTGTTCGTTATCGAACTGTCCAAGGTATTCGTCTGGTTTAGGATAGTTAAATTGTTTTCTAATATATGCCATTATATTCTTCCTCTTAATAGTAGACCACGTATACTAATCCACCTGCACCTGGAGATCCACAACAACAAACTTCACCATATGCCTGTGCTGACATTCCGCCACCACCTGGAAATAGTCCAAAGCCTTGTGATCCACCCCAAGCACAACAACCGTTAGGTCCGTTTCTAAATCCTGGGTTACCATAAGAACCAGTTGTCATCATATTACCTCTATCATGACAGTATTGACTTAACTGTGAAGTCGCTTGTGTTAATCCAACTCCAAAGTCCATACCACTGTGTCCGTGTACACAATATCTCATTCTACAACATGAATAACACGTTCTATACATGAAACATTCTGTTCTTAAAACTCTACCTCCACACGCTCTTGCACACCAGTTACCTGATCTACATACGTATGAGTCACAACCTATTTGACAGTTTCCTTTTTGTCTACAGCAAGTTGAACCTGCCGCACAAATTGTGTATTGTTGTCCTGGACTTACGTCTAATGCACGTTGTCCATAACTTCCACCTGATGATGGATATCCCATTTGGCAACAACATCCACCGTCACCAGCGGCGCCACCACCCCAAATTTCAAAAACCGCATATGCACTTCCTGCTGGAACAGTCCATAAACAACATCTTCCACCGTTGTTTGGAGAAGTTGTAGATGTATTATAAACCGCAAACTCTCTTGGAATTGCCTTTGGATCATCGTAACCGAATAAAAAATCTCTTAATGTTGACATACTATCCTATAACTCCTATGTTGACGTGTAGTAAACTGTTACTAACCCGCCCATTCCTTTTGCTCCACAATAACAAGTTTCGTTATGCGTTACACCTGAAGCGCCACCGCCTCCTGGGAACACACCATGGTCACCTTGTCCTTGACCATCCGTTTTATAACAACCGCTTCTTGACATACGTGTATGTGATGTAAATGGTGCACTTGGTATAAACTGGTGCATATCACTTGCACAGTGAGCAGATCCATGTCCGCCTCCAGTTGTACCACAAATTGCTAAAGTTGCTCCATTAACACATCCGCAGTTAAACATTTGACATCCGCTGTATGAACAGTTTTGACTCCAAAAACATTTTGAAGCCGCTTCTGATCCACCTGATGAACACATACAAAATCCGTTTGGTCCACATACATAACTTGGAAATCCTTTACAAGAATAACATCTTGAATGACAACAAGTAGTACCACCTGCACAAATTGTAAATTGTTCGCCTGCTGACGTTTCAATAATTCGTCTACCATAAGAACCCGAACCGCCGGACCAACCTTGTTGGCAACAACACACACCAGCACCTGGTCCACCGCCGCCCCACACTTCAAATGAAGCCCAGTCAGCGCCTGCCGGTACTGTCCACACACAACAACTTCCGCCGTTGTTTTGTGAAGTAATATTCGTGTTATAAACTCTCAAACTTCTTAACGGTGTTGAACCTGAAGCAGAAGTTCCGTATTGTAATAGGGTTCTTAAACTTGACATCTTATTCGTCGTCCTCTACTGTTGCAATATCTGCGCCTGGTTCAACTGGAAAATTCACCATGTATGCTGGAATTTCATCTGCTGTACCATGCTTAAATGTTGCTGGTAAATCACGTAATGCTTGTCTGTAATCTAACCAAATTTGCTTGGTAGCATCCGGCATATCATCTGCAATTTTGCTATCTGAACCTGCTAACATATTGTTTCTTACAATAATTAACTGATCCCATGATGTCCACGGTTGCTTCCATTTCATTGTCCAAGTACCACCTGTGTACTTGCCTGTTGTAGCATCTAATGTTCCATCTTTGTTGTAAGCACACTCATCTAATTCGTAAGTGTGATCAACATCAGTTGGATCTGGTCTTTCGTATGTTGTACCATCTGGTAGATTAACAACAATATTTGTTTGACCAATTACTGTATCCCATTCAACTTTTGCATCAAACAGTGAACAAATCACTGGATCCTTTGCACAGTCTACTTCAACTTTGTATTGATCTTCTGGTACAGGAAAGTCTGCACCATTTTCTTCTTCTGTTAGTACAAGACGTGATGTATCACTACGTCCTGTGTCTTTATCTATAAAAATCCAAATCTTATCTGGCCCGTTATATTTCGCATTTGCGGTTTTGCCGTCTGCATTTGTTTGGGCAAGATAGTCATCTGGAAGATCATATGTAAAGTCTTTTTCAATTAATGTGTTTGCCATTATTTTTTCTCCATATTCCTTTAACTATAACTAACTTTTACCGCACCTGACATTCCCCAGCCGCCCCAACAGCATGGTTCTCCGCAGGCCGCTCCGCCGCCGCCTCCCCCTCCAGGGAATTCCGCTAAACATTGGAAACAAGATCCAGTGTTGGTAAAGTTACCTGCACACCAGTCTCTACCTCTTCTTGCATGACCAAACAATGGTGTACCGCCCATAAAGGCCCACATTTGATTATGACAATATTGAGATCTTTTTGCACTTCCAGATACCTGAGGTAGTCCCCAGTCACCTGTTCCACATTGCCAAACAAAACTTGGGTGACAAGTGTATGAGTCAGTAAAGCAACAAGCCTTACCAGCACAACCACCTGGTGCACAAGTTGTTGGAATGCTCGATCCAGTTACAAAACTTGGATATCCATTTCCTCCTATACATCCGAAACAGCAACAAACTGTTGAACCGCCTGAACAGACTGTATATTGACATCCCGCCGTTGTTTGAATCGTTCTAATTGCGTATGAGCCTCCAGCCGCTGGTCTATTTGGGAATTGACAACAGCAACCTCCATGGCCACCGCCACCACCGCCCCAGAGCTCAAATGTGGCATTGACCGTGTTTGCCGGTACAGTCCATAAACAGCATCGTCCGCCGTTTCCAATACCTGTACTGTCGTTCCAAACCCAAAATTGACGCTGTACGCCTGACTTTGCCGGTTCAATGTCGCTGAGTAAACTTCTAAGTGATGACATTCGCTTTTCCTATTTTACGTTCCGCTAATAATCCAGCCGTATGTTGCACCTGTATACACAAGTGTTACCGCTGTGTTATTAATATCTAATGTTAAATCTTCTGATAAATTCTGGATTTTCGCCCCGTTACGTGCCACAGTTACGTTTGAACTTGCAAACGCTCCCGTTACGTCAACGATTTGAATATGGTCATTTTCTAAAAGACTTGTACTTAAAGGAAGTGTAATTGTAATACCTCCTGATGTACATAATACTCTATCGTTCACATTGGCTGTGATACTTGTTCCTGTGCTTCTTAACACAGTACCAGCGGTTCCAGTTGTTGTTATGTATCTTCGCATTGTGTTATCCTTCTATTGTATTTATGCCGCAGTCTCAATACCGAACGCGACTGCACTCACATTTCCAGAACTTGAGTAAACTACAAGTTTCTTTCCTGCGTCCATTACTATCCCCGATCTCTCAAGTACACCGTGTGCAAGAACTTCTGTCTCCCACTCAATGTATTCTGCCGCTGTAGGGGTACTTGCGGCCGCAACAGCGACTCTAACGCCAATTGCTTGATTTCCTCTATTACACACCGATAATGTAACAACTGCATAGTTGTCAGTTGGCACTTCATAAACGGTGGTGTCAGTTGCTCCAGTTAAGTCTGATGCTCCCAATCTGCCTGATGCCATAGTTGTTTCTCCTTTATCCCATCAAAAACATATTTAGCGCCACAGGTGCCCCATCAATTCCTTTAACGAAGTTGAATTGGGCTTTAACATTAATCGGAACTACTGTTGTTGTAGTAATTTCCTGACCGGAAATTTGTACTAAACCAGCAATAATTTGGTTAACGTTAAGTGTACTTGCACCACCACCAATCTGTGACGTGATATATGTTCTAATTGCTCTTTGTGTTGGTACAATACTATCGCTATTTGCGGAGAATGTACCATCGGTGCTAAATTCGTTGATTGTTGCGCCTGTGTTACCAAGTGCAATATTACCCAAAGATAGTTCTTGTAGTCCTGAAATATTAAATGCATCTGCATTCAATGTCGCAACACCAGTGGACTGTTCAACGTTAAACAAGCCACCAACTCTAAAGTTACCATCTTGGTCAGTGGATGTAAAGAATACTCTACCGCCACCACCTTCTTGTGTTTCATTATCCGGTTGTGGATCTTGAAGTGGAAGGTTTGGATAATTCGTTTGTGTAAAGTTACCTGTACCAATGTCCAGGAAGTCATGTCCAGTTAGACGTACTTGTGAATATCTAATTCTAACTTCTGCACTTTCAAAATGTGCAGGAGCATTGTCTACTGGAATATCTGGTGATACTTGTAACTGTGCTGTAAATGGACCATCTGCTCCACCTAATAAATTTGTAACTGCAACAAGTTTGTAAAATACGTTTGGTTGATTTGTAAATTCTACGTTTGAACCTGCTCTTGGTTTGTTACGTAAACCGGACACTTGTACAAACTTACCACTTTGTAAGTTATCCATATGTCCACCACCGTGTTTGACTTTACCGCCTGTTGTATAATTTCCTTGTGCTGTTGTATCAATTGCAACTGATAAGTTAGGATCTTCGTATAGTTCTATGTTATTTGCATCTACAACTTTTGCAAAGAAAGTTGTTGGATCAAAGAAACGTGTCATACCTAACACTTCTGAAATATTTACTTTTGTACCATCAAGTGTAATATTATGTCCAGCACCACAAGTTACTACACAAGGATTTGCTTTTGTAATTGCTGTAACGTTTGCTTCTATTTGTGTTGCTGTAACAAGTGCAGTTGCAGTTTCATAACCAATACCTCTACCGTTGTTATTTGCTCCAGCAAAAGTTGGTTGTCCTAATACACCATCACCTATTCTTACTTGTACAGGTGCTTCTGTTGTATTGTTTGGATCTGTAATAGTAACTGTTACTGAATTATCATAACCTTGTCCTGGTTCAATAATTCTAATTTGATTAATTTTTCCGTCTTGTACTCTTGCTCTTGCAATCGCTTGTACACTTGTACTTGAACCGTCACCTGTTGGTGTACTAAATGTTAGTCTTGGTTCAATAACATAAGTTGTTGTACTGTCAAGTAAACTTAAAATACTTTCACCTAATACATGATCCCAACCTGCTGTACCATCTGAATATTTTCTTATAGTAGCAACTTTTGTACCAGAGTTGAATGTGTCAATGTAACCATATTGTCCAGCACCAAGTCCTGCTTCAATCCAAATTGCCATTCCTACATATTCACCTGAACTTGCAGTGTCAGTGTTTGAAATTGTAATCTGTGTTGCATTACCAATCTGTGCGGCGTTACCTGCTGTTTTATAATCTTCTCCACCAAATTCATCATTAGTGTTAAGCAATCTTACTTCCATAACACCTGCTGTTCTGTATGTTGGTGTTACAGTTCCTAAACCATAACCGTCGCCAGTAATATTAATGACTGCATTACCGCCATTAGTGTCGTATTCTCTACCAGCGTTGATATATTCTAATGCAAGAATTCTATCACCGTCTGTTAAAATTTTACCAACCTGTGCTTGTTTATCTTTGTTATCTGCATATGCAATAATTGGAACTTCAGTTGCATCAACACCTTCTGATACACAACCAAATTCACCATATGAACTGTTACCGTTAGTAGCACGTATCTTACCGCCGTTCTCTGCAAGGTATCCAATGTGTCCGTAGTATGAGAACACGGAAACAAGTTCTGTTCTACCTAAGTTTGTACACCATACACCAATACCATCTGATAGTACCTGTGTAAAGTCGTTAGCAACAATAGAATCGTTACCACCTGCGTGTAAGTCACCGTCAATTTTTAATCCAATACATCCTGTTCCAAATGTTGTTACGTTTTGTACATAACATGATTTGTTTTTAACCCACACATCTTCGTGTGCTGTTCCCCAACCTGGATCCAACGATACATAAGCACCTGCTGTAGGACGTTTAGTTCCATAAGTGTTTACTGAACCAAGTGTACCATTTAATCCTTGTACTGTACAGTTACGTAAGCCTGTTCCGTTACGTACATAGAACATATCGTTAAGTGTAGAACCATTTACACTTCTAATGTACTGCTCTGCCGCTCTCTGTGCTTTGTAGTTACCAGTATAAATCAAGTCATGCTGTACTGCTTCTAAATATCTTCTTACGTCTCTTTTACAAGCCGCCTGTAAAGTACTTGCATTTGGTCCTGAAATATAATCTGTGTAAGCAGGATATGTAGCAATAATAAATCTGTTAACATCTTCTGCAATTAATTCTTTGTTTTCTTCAATTCTTAAAACAGCATCTGTAAATCCTGCTGTTTTATTTGGTGTATTAGATCCTGTCATGGCTACATCTGAACCATTTGCATTTAATACAAAGTCAATTTTATTTTTTATTCCTGTTAAAACATTTGCCGCATATGTTCCAGCCGCCGATGAACCTGCCGGTGCCGCTACGTTTTGTGTAATTGTGTTACCTGTTTGTCTTGTAATTGCAGTGTTTGTAATAATATCATCTACAATACTTGCCGCGTGTACAATACCTGCCATTGAATATGTATTATCACTTGAGCCTGTTAATTGTCCTGCTGGTGTAATTTTTGTAGAACGTAGTTCGTCACCCACAACTGCACAACTTTCTGGTATTACCATTGGAAGTACTTCTGCAAATGATCCTGTTTTTACAAACAATGTGTCGTTAGCAATTATTTCTGCTGGTACACCGCTTGTATTTCCTGCTGTTAGTGCCGCTGTTGCAATAGTTCGTAGACTTACAAGTATTTGTTGTGCATCATATTCTTCTGTAAGTGTAGCATCTGTAACTCTTAAAGTTGGTGTTGCAACACTTCTCAATGCTTGATAATCTGTTGCAGGAGCATCTTGTGTAATTACATCGTCAATTAAAGTTGTAATAAAAGTAAGTGCCGCCGCAAATTCTGCTGTGACACCATCGTTACTTACATAATATTGATCTGCCGCGGCATCAAAATATGCAAGTGCTTCTTTTCTTGTTTTTCTGTTTCCACCATGTGACAAATCCCAAATAAGTGCATCAATAAATGTACCTAAATCTCTACGCCAATTTGCCGCTGTGTAAGTAAATGAACCTGTAAAAGGTGAACTTGAATTTACAATTTGTGTGTCAATCCAACTAATAGTTTCGTCTTGGATAAACGCTTTGTTTCTTTTTAATAATTTTGTTGCATAAGGTTTTCTTGCACCTTCTTCAATATTACGTAAACCAAAGTTTACTGTTCTAAAAGGTTTATCAAGTGTTACACCTGCCGCTGGTACTTCTGCATCAACACCGTCAAGTGCTGTATAATACACTGCATCAATTTGACCAAAGTATGCCCACTCTGGATCCGTACCTGCTTCGTTAACTTTTAATACTTGTCCTGGTGCACCAACTGGTAATCTTGTTGGACCTGAACCACCGTAGTAAACAAGGTCACCACGTGTAGTTAAGTTACCTACTTCAGCACCACCTGCTAATAAATTCCAAAAGTTACCAGCAGTATCTTGGTCTGGTCTATTTTGTCCAGCGCCTGTATCTTCTGATGTATGTGCCGCTACACAAACATAAGAGTTAACATTGTTGATTCCTCTAACAACATCACCTTTGTCGTAGTAAACATTATCTTGCCATGTGCTTTTCCAGAACAAACCTTCGTTAAGTTTATCCCAGTACACATTGTCTGGTGGTCTGTTACCTGTACCGTCTGCAAGTGCAATGTAAGTCCAACCGCCTAAACGTATAACGTCACCTACTTTGTAAGCAAATGCATTGTCATAGTTTCCACGGAAAGTAAATCCTGTTGTAAATAATTCCCAGTTCGTTGCATTGTTGTAAGGAGTTTCTCCATAGTTATTTGTAATTGCAATATAACTGTAACCTCCATAAGTTACAACATCACCTGGTTGATAGTTTACATTGTTCTGCCAACTATCTTCAAATTCTAATCCTGGAACAAAAATTGCCCAGTTGCTTTCATCAGCCGCAAGTGTTGCACCTGATGTATGGAATGCTGTACAAATCCAAATGTCTGCGCCATACTTGACGATATCATTTACTTTGTATCTTACGCCTGTGTTCCAATCGTTTTTGTATTCAATACCTTTGTGTAAGTAATCCCACTTTGCTTGATCTGCTTCAAGTCCATCTGCGTCTGTTGCACCAGCAGTATGTCCTGTGTTACAAACATAAACCTGACCACCATAACGTACTGTGTCACCAACTCTATATCTTGTAGTTGCTGTCCATATACCTCTCCATGTCAAACCGTTTGCAAATAAATCCCATTTAGTTGAATCTAATTCTAAACCATCTGCAAGGTTTGCCGCCGATGTATGTTCTTCTGTACAAAGATACATAACACCGCCATAACGTACAATGTCATTTACTTTGTATCTTGCTGAAACTCCCCACTCGCCTTTCCAATCAAAACCTTCTGCAAATAAATCCCATTTAGTTTGATCTAATTCAAGTCCGTCACTGGCAAGTGATGCTGAAGTGTGTCCTGTGTTTGCAATGTATAGAAGACCGCCGTACTTAACAACATCGTTTGGTTTATAAACTGTTGATAATGCCCAAGTACCTTTCCATTCTGTACCATCTGCTAACAGATTGAAGTTGCTGATTTGTGCATCGAAAGAATTTCCACTGATGTGGCCTGTTTGAACAATATAAGTTCTACCACCATAGCGGATTACGTCATCTTTGAAGTATTCTTTGGCAGATGTCCAAGCACCTTTCCAAATAAATCTAATTCTACCGAGTTTAAATTCAGCCATTTTTGCTTCCTAACATTATTATAATACTATTTATCATTATGTTTATTTCCCATACCCGAACTCTTGTGGAGTCGTAGGATCTCCCTCATCTACTAATCCAAAGTTCGTACCTTGTACGAAATACGTAAATGCCGCCATATCGCCATCTACTGGTTTTTCGAAGTTCATTTGTGTAGTAATGTTAATCTTTCTGTTTGCTTCTGAAGTAATATTGTTACCTTGTATTCTTACTTCACCAGCGATTACAGCGTTAACGTTAACGTTTGTACCACCACCACTAATTCTACTGTCAATATATCCTGCAATAGCCCTTTGTGTTGGTACAATTTCATTACTATTTGCAGTAAATGTAGGATCTACTGAAAATTCTCTAATAACAGCGTTTGTTCCACCAAGTGTTACACCACCTAATCTTAATTCTGATAGTCCATCTAATTCAAAGTAACTTGCATTTAGTGAAACAATACCAGTTGACTGTTCAACTTTAAATAGTTCACCTACTCTAAAGTTACCATCTTGGTCTGTACTTGTGTAGAATACTCTACCACCACCACCGTTCTCTGTTTCTTGGAACTCTCTAATGTCATAACCTTCAATTGGTGTAAGCAACGGATACTGTGAAGTATATAAATTACCTTTACCAATTTCTAAGAAATCATGTCCTGTTAATCTAACCTGTGAATATTTTTGTCTAATAATTAAATTAGTTTCGTGTTCAGGTGATTCTGCTCTATCAATTGTTGGTGTAATAGTTAGTGTTGCTTGGAAGTTAGGAGCACTACCTGTTAAGTTAGTTACACCTTGTACAGCATAATAGATATCATTAATACCTGTGATGTATAAGTTATCACCAGGTCCTGGTTCTCTTGATAATTCTTTAACAACAATTTTATCACCAAGTTGATACAAGTCTGCATAACCGTCACCAGTAACTGTAACACCAATGTTAAGGTAACCTGTACCTCTGTTTGTAAATTCAATCGGACCAACAGTTCCGTTAGCCATTCTTATATCATAAGTTACATTTCTTGTATTATCATTGTCAATGATTGTCATAGTTGGAGGATTAGAACCGTAACCTGATCCAGGCTCTTGAATAATAAATCCACCTACTCTACCACCGCCAATGTCCATAGTTGCTCTTGTCTTAGCACCTGTCTTGATTGTGTTAATGCTTGATACTGATCCTGATTGTAACGGAAAGAATACTGGTCCATCGCCATATGATCCTGCGGCTAATCCATTAAATGATCCGCCAAGTGTTCCTTTTGATTCCCAATACAATCCGTCTGCTGATTGTATAATATTACCTGACTCAGTAATACCAACAAACACACCCATGGAGTAATCAATATATACTGCGTCAGCAACGTTTGTATCTGAACCTGCATACCAAACACTATTGTTTGCCGCTGTACTTGCATCTGTGAAACTGTAAAAGAATTTATTATTTACAGTTGATAAATCGTTTGGTGAATCAAATGTTGACGCAACAAATCTTCCTGCACCAAAACATAAGTCATGTACGTCATGTTGTACACCACCAATGTCTGCACCTGATGCCCAAGTTGCTCCATCATCAATACTTTCCCAAGTATCGCCTGCTTCGTTTGCAACAATCCATTTGCCGTTTCCATATGCAATAAATTTTGCATTACTTACACCAGCGTTTACTTCTGTCCAACCTGTTGCTTCATTAGTTGATCTGTAAATGTTTTGTGTACCAGATGCAATAGCAATGTGTACACCATTACCCCATTCTAAGTCTACAAAGGTATGTCCATAACTTAATAAGTTAGATGCCGCATCGCCCCATGATAAAGCATCATTAGATTGTTTTAGTCTACCATTTGCGTCCATTGCCATATACTGTGATTGTCCACTTGACACTGCAACATAATTTAAATCTTGATAACTTGTTGCTTCAGTAAATGTTCCACCATCTTCTGTCCATGCAATAGTATTTTGTCCAACAATTACTGTTCTATAATTATTATTAACAATTCTTGTCGCTGTATCTTCAATAGCACTTCCTGTTGGTAATGTAGCATTACCTGTACTATATGCTGGAGCAGTAAACTCTAATCTTGATGTAATTTCATAACGTGTAGTTTCATCAAGCACAGTTTTTATTGGTTCACCTGGTAATAAATGTTCCCATCCTGGTTGATTATCAATTAATCTTTTTACAGTAACAGTTTTGTCACCAGCACTTACTGCTGTAATGTTTAAAACAATCGGATTACCTGTGTTACCTACTTGGCTTGGTTGAATAGTTAATGTATCTAATTCTTGGTTTCCTGTACCTTCATTTGTAATTGTTGGTGTAACAACACCTAAAGCATCAATTGAAATAGTAAGTGTTGGCTCAGTTGCATCTGCTCTACTACTTGTTGGTGTAATATCAGCATATGTACCTTCAGTTAATGTAGCATCATCTCCACTTGTAACTGCTACACCTAATACGCCACCGTTGTTCCAATCATATGTGTCAATCTTAGCATATTGTCCTCGACCTTCACCTTCAATAATTGTAATTAATTTGTCTTGATAGTAAACATCAGTGTTTACATCTTGGTTAGCAATTTGAATACTTGTTTCATTACCACCTTGTGCTCTGTTATTTGCGTAAGTGTAATTGTCTCCACCTGCACTTGAAGAGTCACCTGGATCTGTAATTCTAATTTCAGTAACCGAACCATTTCTAAATTCTGTTAATTTGGCCGCGGCGTTTTGTCCTGAACCTGTAATATTTACAGTACCAGTTGTGTAATGTGTACCAGTGTTGCTGTATCCTACAGCAAATAATTTGTTTTCATCGTTGTAAACTTTTGCTACTTCGGCTTCTTTACTATAGTTGTCTATTTTTGCAGAAATAGGAGTTTCATCTAAGTTGTAACCTATTGCAACAGAACCATATTCACCATAAGAGTTGTTACCGTTTGTTGCTCTAACTTTACCACCGTCAGTACATAGATAACCTATGTAACAATAATATGTAAACACCGATACAAGTTCTGATAAGCCATCTGCGTTACACCAGTAACCTATACCATCTTGAATAATTTGTGTAAAGTCGTTTGCAACAATTGATTTATTACCGCCATTGTGTAATGTTCCATCAACTTTCATACCTACACATTTGTTACCAAATGTTGAAACGTTTTGTACATAAGTTGATTTACTTGTTACCCAAACACTTGTATCGTCTGGTCCTGTACCTGGATCAAGTGCAACGAAAGCATTTCCTGGAGTAACTCTTTTTATTAAATATTGATCTGGCTCAGTAAACTCACCTTGTAATCCTGACAACGTCATATTTCTAATACCACAACCATTACGTACTCGGAACATATCGTTACCTTTAGTTTCTGGTGTAGGTTCTACAAAAGTTGAACGTAATTCGTCTCCAACAATAGCAACATTTGCCGGTACACTTATAGGACAAATTTCTTGGTAGCGTCCTGTCTTAACAAGAATTGTTGCAGGTGCTCTTGTTCCTTGATCTTCTAAAATGTAGTTACAAGCATACTTGATTGTTTTAAATGGTGATGTTTGTGATAGTCCTCTACCTGCTGTGTTTGCATCAATACCATCTGGAGATACAAAATAAACTTTATCTGTTTTTTCTAATGATTCCCAGTTAAGGTCATCATTTGCCATTACTTTTAATGCGTCACCTGGATTACCTATACCAAGTCTTACATGATCTGTACCATCGTGTGTTCTAATATCACCTTCGTAGTGTAATACGTTATTGTTACCACCTTGAATGACTACTTGCCAAAAATCTTCATTTGTGTATGCTGGATCTAAGTCTGGACGTGATCCTGAATTTGATGCAGGATGTCTTTTTATACAACGATATAATGTACCAGCGTATGTAACAATATCACCTAAGTAATAATTATTTGTTACAGGAGATGCATTAACAATTACTGTTTCTGACCAGTTACCTCTAAATCTATCACCGTCAATTAAAATTTGCCAATAGTTATTTGAATATACAGTTGTAATAGTTCCAAGGTTGTACATTGCATTATGATTAGCACATACAAAGTAATTTGCTTTATATGCATCTCTTGGTACAATCCATTGTACATATCTTGAAGTAGCCGCATTAAATCCTGAAACATATGCCGCAAAGTCTGCAACCTGTACACCATCTAACCAATATGATAAACCGTTTTCAACGTAATTGTAATTACCGCCATCATGATGTCCGTTTCTTGTTGTACTTAGATACAACGGATGTGTTACGTTACTTGCATCATCTTGAATAAATCTATAAGTGTTACCTTCATTAATACTAATGCTTCCGTTTTCAACTCCATCAACATAATATTTGTTACCTGATCCTGAATTACCAACAGTAATTTGTACTTGAACTGTTTGTAATTGATCATCTGGCTCACTGCCTGTGTTATCACGTAAAGCAATGTATAGGTATCCACCAAATCTTACAACATCACCAGTCAAATATGCTGTGCTAATATCCCAATATGATGCTTCTTCTTGTAAGTCTGGATTTTGGTTAACCTGTCCACCCATTCTATAACCTTGAGTAGTAAGTTCCCAATCACCTGTGTCTTGTGTAATACCATTTACACTTGGCGCACTATTTGTATTAATTGTTAATGCAGTATAACTGTATCCACCATACTTAACAATATCACCCGGTTGATATGTTTCTAATTCTGTCCATTGTTGTTCGTATTCGTAACCTGGTAACCAAATTGAAAAGAAACTTTCAGCAAAAGTAGTTGTTGAATTGTGACCTGTATCACAATACCACATACTTGGACCATATCTTACAATGTCACCTTTTTTGTATTTTTCTTTTTTAATGAAAATTTCGTTGCCTGTTCCACCTTCAACATTTAAATTATTTCTATCTGCAAGTGCTTCTACTTTTTTACGATATAATTTAAAAGTGTTGCCGTCAACAAGTCTTGCATAATAATAATTATTGTCTGTTAAACCTGTGCCTGCTGTACCATCAGTAGTATATTGAATTAAATCACCATTTGATAGTGCATGATTAGAAATAGTTACAACACCGCCACTAATTGTTTCAACACTCATGTCTCTACTTGGAATCCAGTGTTCTTTATATTCTATACCACTAACAAAAATTTCCCAACTTGTACTATCTTCTTCTAAGCCAAGTGCATCATCATTAGAACTTAAATGTCCTGTAATACAACGATATGTAATACCGCCATACCTTACAACATCATCTGCTTTATATCTTGTACGTGGTTGCCAATCACCTAACCATTGATCCGATCTTGTAACAACGGTCCAGTTTGAAAGATTTAGTTCAAGTCCTGCAACTGTAGTAGAAGAAGTGTGTTCTGTCAAACAACGATAAAGTATACCGCCGTATTTGACAACATCACCAATTCTATAAATTACTTGTGGATGCCAATCAAATCTCCAGTTATTATCTGTTGCAACAAGTTTCCAGTTTCCGAAATCAGTTGTACCAATTGCTCCACCATCTTCAATGTTTAAATAATTTCCTTTGTCTTTACTATTTGGAGTTCTGTCAAAATACCAAATCTTATCTGGTGCATTTTGCGGAATTGTCCATCTAATTTTTCTATCTGATGCCGCTGAAAATGTACTTAGGTAAACTGCTTCAGTAGTCTCAATACCGTCTAAGTAATATGTAAGTCCGTCTGTGTAATAATCAATTAGCGGAGTTTCGTGTTTGTCACCATCTTCATACTTACTAAATGCTAATGGGTGTTCTTGTCCACCAAAGTTTACGTTAGTTGCATCACCTTGATCAAAATCGTAAGTATGTCCTCTTCTTAAAGTAACAATATTTCTTTCTGTACCATTAAGGAAAATTGCACCTGTTGGTGATTGTGCAAAACCTGTATCAGTAACTGCACCACTGTCATAACCAATAGTTACAGCATATTCTGTAATTGATGAAGGTGGTGAATAATTGTCTGCTGAATGTCCTACGATTGCTGAATAAACTTGTCCACCATAACGTACAATATCATTTACTTTGTAATAAGTTCCTGGTGTCCATTGATCTACCCACTGATAACCATCTGTCATCTGTGTCCATTTAGGTAAACTTGCGTTTAAGTAATCAATGTAAAAATCTGGATCAGAAGTATGTCCATTTAAACAAACAAATGTTTTACCACCATACGCAACTATGTCGTCTTTGATGTATTGTTTAGCGGTTTGCCAATTGCCTGTCCATCTAAACCTAATTCGATCAATCTTAAATTCAGCCATTTATTCTCTCGTTTCTTGCGTTACTATTGTATTTAACCATTATGGAGACACCCCTTCTGGAAAATCATAATTCTGGTTAATACGTACAACCAAGTTACCTTGCTCGTCAACATAGTAAATTAAATTTCTATCGTCCCATCTAAATTGTTCATATCTTAAATTAGCATAAGACGTGTTATGTTCTTCATCTCTTCCTTCAAAAAATTCAATGCCTCTTTGAAAATCTGGATAATTTTCTGTAGGATCACCTGGTTTGTTAACTTGTACACCGTCAGTACTTTTCATTTGATCTGATTTTATCAAATACAAATCACCTTCATTTGTTCTACGTAAGCCATAAAAGAATCTACTACCTTTTACGGATTTAAGAATTGTTCCTACGTCTGTTCCTTGATAAAATGTTGCCATAATCTGTTTCCTATGTTACAATGTTAATTGTGTTCCCCATATTACTGTGTGCAGTACATTGATAATATAATGTGCTTGGAGCCGCCATTGGTACAACAAACTTAATTACACCTGTTGCCGCATTGTTATTTGAAACTCCAGTGTTGTATGCACCGCCACCATTTGATACTCTTATTTCAAATGGGTGACTTCCTCCACTGTTATTAATAAAGTAATATGTCATTCCTCTCATTAAATATAAAACTGGATCATTTGTTGTACTTGGAAAACCTGGTCCACTGAATGTGTAATCACTTGCACCATTAGCACCAATTGTCCATGTAATACTTGCATCACTGTCCATTGCAAAACTTGTGCCATTGAATTTCGGCACACTACCTACTTTAGCATTTGCAGTAGATACATCTGATAATCCGTTTAAGTTTGTCGCACCAACTGTACCATTAAAGTTTACTGTAAGTGTTCCAGCAACCATTTCAGTTACAATATCTGTACCACCTGCAATAGTCAATGTGTCTGTTAAACCACTTGCAGTTGTTGAACCTGAGTCACCTGCTACTGTTGCAAACAAGTTTTGGTCTGTTGATTGATCAACAACAAATTCTAATGCATTTCCTGCACTATTAACTTTAACAAATCTATTTGCCGCTCCAGTAAATGCACTTGGTGTGTCTGTTAAGTTTAAGAACGCTCCGCCAAATAATGTTGGAGTGTTTGTAAAGTTTGTATAATCTAAAAAGTGTGCAGAGTCAAAACCATCAAGTGTGTCTGCATCAAGTCCTGCACCACCTGACGCAATATCAGTACCTGGTGCCCATTGTGAACCGTCCCATTTAAGTACATCACCTGTACTTGGAGCAGTTGAAGAAACATTGCTTAATGCTGTTACTGGAATATTAGCAACTTCAGCCGCTGTAATAGTTGTTGAAAATTCTAATGCTGTTGCACCTGAATTAACTCTTACAAGATTTCCGCCTGCACCTGCAAAGTTAGTTGGAGTATCTGTAAGTCCACCAAATGTTGTGGATCCTCCTCCACCGCCTGCTACTGTTCCTGGTCCCCATGAACTACTGCTTGAACTATAAACAAGTGCTTGTCCATCACTTGGAGATGTTGCTGAAACATTTCCTAATGACGATAACGGAGAAGTAGTGTCGAGTAGTTTGACCCAAGCATTGTTATGAGCATAGTAAGTAGCATCATCAGCAGTAACTTTTGCAAACATTCCATCGTACGTAGTAGGATTTGGTAACGATCCGAATGTGTTGTATAAAAATGTAATTTTGTTACTACCAGTTGCTGTTGCTGGAAACGAATTAAAAATACCATCAAGACTTACAAGACTTAATTGGTCTCCATCTCCTAATGCTGTATATAACTCGTTAAAGTTATTATTGATTTTCGTAGCACCTGCCCTAAGGTTATCACCTTGACCGTCGTTGGGCAAAACACCTACGTTTACTGTTTGTTTTGTCATATCCTACTCCTACTCTCCTATGTTTGGTCGAATGTAATATTGTTATTGTCCAACGTAAGATTGGTGTTATCCCATTCTTTATCACTGTCGATAATTGTAATAGTATCTCCAGCATATGTTACAGCACCATCATTTGGACCTTGGTTAATTCTTACAACAAGTTCGCCTTCTTCATTTACGTAATAAAATAAGTTTGCATCATCCCAACGAAATTGTTCATAATTTAAATTTTTATAAGTTAAGTTGTGTGCAGAATCTCTACCTTCAAAAAACTCTGATCCTTCATCAAAGTCAGTAAAGTTATCTACAACATCACCTTCTTTGTTAATTTGAATTGTATCATTCAAACTTAATTGGTCAAGTTTTCCTAAAAATAATTCACCAGCATCTGTGCGTCTCAATCCATAAAAATATCTTTCACCGAGATTATCGATGATTGTATCTTTAATAGTTTGTCCTGCATAGAAGTTAGACATATTACACTATCTCCACAAAACTTAAGATGCAATCTAAACTTGCATCAATGTCTGAACTTGCGAACAAAATATTTGTTGGCGCAAGTATAATTTTTTCACCACCGTTTAAAACTTTCATTGTTGAGTTCGGTGGAATAAGTACGTCTTTTAAATAGAAACCTGTTACAGATGTATCGTCTGCAATTTTAACATTGGCACTAACTACTGACTCTGTTAAGTTTGCTAAACTTAATCCAATAACTGTTGCTCTTGCACTCGGACCTACTTCATAGATCGGTACATCAACTTTTCCTATTTCTTTTACTACTTTATTTTTAAAAAATGTTGCCATTAATTTATCCTATCGTAACCGCCATTCTAATTGCAATTTCTTCCGCGTCCTGTGCAGATACTGCACCTGAACTACCTGCAACTGAAACCCACTGACCTGCTTGATCGTAAATTTCAACTCTGTCATCCTGGGTGTTAAAACGCATCATTCCTGTTTCTGGTGTAGGATGTCTATTTGACAACGTACCAACTGGAATAACAAATCCACCTGTTCCTTCAATTTTGAAGTAACCTGTACCAGTTTGAGCAAGAGTAGTAACCGCACCTGCTACAGTATTAGTTATCGAATTTTGATTGAATCCAAAATTTTCTACAATAACTTTACCAGTTCCGTTCGCTTCTAAGTTCAAATCTGCGTTAGTTGTAACAGTTCTTACAGTATTTCCTTCGATTTCAATGTCATCTACTGCAATTTTGTTTACATTAAAGCGTGTTGAGTTAATATCTGCTACTTGTGATCCACCTGCATAAAAATACAGTGTATCATCGTCTGACCCAGGAGTTTGTTCTGCAAGAATATAAGTGTCCTGGTCAACATCACGTACACCATTTAAAGTTATCCAATTTCCGTCGTATCCTTCAAACACATCTGTATCTGTGTTGTAACGAATCATACCATTTACTGCTGTACTTGGACGTTGTGCTGTTGTACCTTTCGGTAATGTTAGTGATCCTGTCGAATCAATTTTTACTGTTTCGCTACCTGGATCAAGAATTATATCTCCTGGTGCGTTAATAATATTTGCTTTGAAACTTAAATCATCTACTTTAATACTTCCTGTACCACTTGCACGTAACTCTAAATCTTGGTTAGTGTTTGTTGTTTGAATTACATTTGTATTAATATTAATATCATCTATTTGTGCTTCGCCTGTGTAAACTTTTTTCCATTCTTTACTTGCAATACCTAAGTCAAAAGTTCCATCTTCACTTGGTACAAGATTACTTGCAATTCCTGCAACAATGTTAATGCTATCACTTGCATCATCACCAATAGTAATGTTACCACCTATTGTTACATCACCTGTGACGTCTAAGTTTCCTGTAATGTTTACATCGTCAGTAAAATTAATTATACCATCAGCACTATCAACATTTAAATCTCCACTTAAACTTTCAACAGTGTTTCCGCTGAATTTAATATTTCCTGTTTGTAATTTTTCTCCGTCAATAATTGTTGTACTTGCACCTGTGCTAAATCTAACACTTTCAAGTGTGTCAATGTTAAAGTTTGCATTTGTAAAGTTAACAGTTCCGTCTGCTTGATCTACATGGAAAATATCTCCAACTCTAAAATCCCCTTTGTGGTCAACTGAACTAAAAAATACTTTTGCACTATTAAGTTTTGTTACTTCTTGACTTTGTATAACTGTTGTTGAATCGTTGTCAACTTCTTTTCCGTTACCAATGTATGCAAGGTTGTGTGAGATAAGGTACATAGTAACACCATTACCATCTCCATAGATTCCATAATTACCATAAACACAAGCACTACCAATTGATCTTATTTCACAACCAAAGTCTGTAAAATCTGCAAGTTCAATTCCTGTTGCATATGCTCCACCGCCGAATCCAATATTTTGTAAAACAAAAGTTTCATCTATAAATGTGCTTGAACTATCTACACCGTTAAATCTTAATAGTATTTCTGTATCTGAATCGTTTGCAGTTTCATTTAATGGAGGAGTATAAGTTCCTGTTGTATATCTTGCAACTGTAGAAATTCTAAAGTCATCAATATGACCGTTCCAAAAATTAGATGCATCATATGCTGAACCTATTTTAAGAGGTTTTGTCAAACCTAAGTCATTGTTAAATGAATTATTAGAGTCAACTCTCGCTCCGTTTACATATAAATTAATTGTTGTTCCTGTTCTTGAAACTGCAATATGTGTCCATGTTGTTGTAGATAATGTTCCGCCACTTAATAGATTTGCTCCGTTATGGTAAACATAAACTGTACCTGCTTGTACATACACATACAATCCTGAATCTGTTGCAGTGCCTGATCTCATGTCAACAAAAGCGTGTGTACCTGAAACATTGTTTGCGTATACCCAACCTTCAATAGTAAAGGTTCCTGTTCCAAAACCAAAGTCTGGATCATTAGCAACAGCAATATAATCTCCTGTCCCGTCTAAAAGTAAAGATCCTGTACCAAATTTCTTAATTGCAGTATCTATTTGTGCGTTGCCTTCTGCAACTACAGTTTTACCACCACGTTGAAATTTAGTTTCAATGCCGGAAACATTTCCGTTAAGTTTAATATAGTCACCGTCAACGTTGTTTACAACAGCATTTACATTTTGACCATTGCTATCAACATATTGAAACGTTTCTCCTATTGTTGGAGTACCAACAAGTCCACTTAATTTAATTCTTGTACTACCTGTACCTTTTAATCCTGTTGTTCCGTTGATTGCATACAATCCTCTGTTAGCAAAATATGTAAATGAATTTAACCATTCAATCCTTGCACCGTTAGTAGTTGTCAAAGCATCTACACCAGGTGTAATAAAAGTTACTGCATGGAATAGCATACTTGCTTCTCTTGAATTTGCAGTTGCTAATGATCCGTCTACATAAGCACCTTTACCAGCATCTCCTTGATCAAAACCTCTTGGATCACTTGCACTTGTTACACTACCTTTTGTGATTACAGTTACGTTTTTAATATATGGTGATCTTGACGTAACTTCAAAATTGTTTGCAAAACTAAATCCGTACCCTGTATCATTAATACTATCATAATAAAAATCTTTAAGTGTAAGATCCATAACACTTGTTTCACCTTGTAAAACAAATGCATTATTATTGTTTGTTCCTGCTGTAGGTTTAATATTAACAGATCTTAATCCTGCACCCATTACAGCAACACCTACAGGCACGTTTAAAGGAAATACTTCTTCATACTCTCCTGGATATATGTGAATTGTATCACCTGTAGTTGCAACACTTAAAGCCTTAGCAACTGTTAAGAAAGGATCTTGTGGGTGTTGTCCTGAGTGTGTATCATCACCATTTTTAGCAACATATAAAATATTACCTGGATACGCAGTCAAATCTAAATCACCAACGGATAAACCTTGTGTTGTAATGCTTGTTGCAGTTAAATTATTAAAGTAACCCTGCGACCATTTTTTAGTAGCACTACCAATTGAATATGTATTAGTTACATCTGGTGTTAAATTACTTGCTATATCTGCGTTAATTGTAATGCTGTCTGTATCATCATCACCGATGTTAATATCGCCGTCTGCACTGATGTTACCAGTTGCGTGTAAGTTACCTGTGATATTTGTGCTACCTTGGAAATTAATAGTTCCTGTTCCGTTTGGACGGAAAGTTAAATCTTGGTTAGTTCCTAATGCACGAATAGTTGCACCATCAATCTCAATGTCATCTACTTGTAATCTATCTTGATAGATAACAGAGTTTGGTGTTGCAATGTTAAACTGATTTGCTGTTGTAGATATTGTATTAGTATTGCCGTCTATAGTTACATTACCGATTGGTAAGGTAGTGTCTAATATATCTAATGTTTGAATTCTTACTGACCCGTTTACATCTAATTCTACAGAAGGTGTAGCGTTTTTCACCCCAATACGGCTATTACTTACATCTAAGTAGAGTAGATCCGTCTCAAATGCCAAATCTACGCCTTGACGTAGCAAATTTGACTTTAAAAGCGGACCAGATATACGACCAACTGCCACTTTCTTCTCCTATAAACGGGCATCCTGTGCCTCTAACCTGTTCAGACTTTGTGTCTCTATCGCTGGTTAACCACGGTTTGTCCTGCAACGGCTTGGCCAGCCATTGTTGCATTAATAGTATTTATATGATTTTGGTTATTAGCCTAATATAACGTTCCAAAGGAAGTTGACGTTTTCAGCGTATTCTTCTGTAACAGATTCACCACCACCTGCCGCTAATACCCACTGTGTTCCGTTCCAACTTTCAAGATATCCTCGCTGTGTATTGAAACGTAAAGTACCTTGTTCTGGACTGCCTGGTCTTGTACTATCATCACCAAACGGTACAACAATACCCATAGTTTGATCGAATTTCAAATAAGAATAAATGTCAGCAAGACTAAATGTAAACGGTGTATTAAGTGTATTAGTGATTGTGCTGTTTTTAAACACTAAATCTTCTTGCCCAATAGATCCTAATCCATTAGATAAAAACTGAATATCTGCATTTGGAGTAGCACTTGTTATTGTGTTTCCGTCTATAGATAAACTGTTTTGTGAATCAAGTCTTGTAGTTTGAAATATATCACCATTGAATAATGTGTTACGTGCATTACCTGTAACTAATTCAAATTGATTATTTGATAAGTCGATATATGTATCTCTATCTGTATCATATACAGAACCGTCAAAACTTACATTACCGCCGCTGTAACCTTCAAATATTCCTATATCAGTATTGTAACGTAAATCACCTACATTGTCTTTACGTTGTACATTTGTACCTACCGGTAGTCCTAAATTATTAGTTGCTGACATATTTAAATTTGTAGCAGGACTTAATGTTAAATCATCATTGTATGAGCCTAATATGTTTGATCTGGCAGTAACATTATCAAATACAACATTAGCACTGCCACTTGCTCTTAATTCTAAATCTTCATTTGTATTATTTGTTTGTATAATATTATCATTAAAATTAAAACTATCTAATGCTAATTCGTTAAAATATCCTTTTCTCCAACGTAAACTATTTGTACCTAAGTCGTAAGTGTTTGTTGTATCTGGATATAAATCTTGTGCAAATGAAGTTGTAAAATCTACAGTGTCGCTTGGTTGATCACCTAAAGTAATTAAAGAACCGCCAAGTGCTAAATTTCCTTGTAGACTTAATTCTGCCATTCTTGTATTTGTCAATAAGTTATGTACTTTACTTGGACTATTAAAGTTAATAGGACCTGCAACACTTTTAATTTTACGTGGTAAAATTCTTAATGCTCCAGTTTCCATTGTTTCACCATTGATAAATGAAATCTGATTATTAGTTGTAACACGTAAACTTGATACACCTACTGCATCAACTGCATCAGCATCAATACTTGTTGTGCCGTCTTCTAAGTTTACAAAGAAATTATCACCAACTTTAAAACGTCCACGTTGATCTTGTGATTGGAAATGTACTGTACCTCCATTTAATTTTTGTACTTCTTGTGCTTCAACTGTTAATGTGTTATCATTTGTAACATCTTTTCCTGTACCAACATAGGCAAAGTTATGTGATATCAAATATGCAAGTGTTTCATTACCATCTGCTACAATACCATAATTTCCATATACACTTGCTGATCCAATTGAACGTAATTCTCCACCTTTAATTAAAACACTATCTGATCTCCATCTACCTGGACCATTAATAATATGATATGATCTATTTGCAAAATATGTAAAACTGTTTAACCATTCTACTCTTACACCGTTAGTCATTGTCACAGCATCAACGCCTGGACAAATAAATGTAACACTATGGAAAAGCATACTTGCTTCATTAGTATCGTGGTCCATTACACTTCCGTCTATGTACGCACCGCGTCCCGCGTCACCACTTGCAAAGCCTCTTGGATCACTTGCACTTGTTGCACTACCTTGTGTTATGACTGTAACATTTCTAATATAAGGACTACGTGTTGTTACTTTAGAATCTCCTGCAAATCTAAATGCGTGTCCTTTGTTATTTGCATTGTCATAAAAGAAGTTTTTAATTGTTAAATTTTCAACTGTACTTTCGCCGTTAAGTAAAAATGCATCTTCACTTTGATTATCTGTTGTAGGACGTATTTCTACATTACGTAAGTCTTGACCTTTTACTGTTACACCAGCCGGTACTTCTAAAGGAAATACTTCTTCATAGTCGCCAGCATATATGTATACTGTATCACCAGCAGTTGCTTGACGCAACGCTTCTTTAATTGTTCCTAAAGGTCCTTGTGGGTTAGTACCACGTTTGCTATCATTACCATTTACAGAAACATAAAAAATGTTACCTTGTGAAAGTGTAACTTCAATACCATCAATAGTTACATTTTCTGCATTAATTACACTGTCTACAGATAAATTTTCTGTTTGGTAATCAAATCTTTTCTCATTTGTTCCAATGTTGTAAGTACCATCAATGTCAGGCATTAGATCAGAATCAATATCTCCAAGGAATCTTACATTATCTTCTGCACCCGATCCACCTATAAAAATATTTCCATCAAATGTAATATTGCCTGTTGCGTGTACATTACCATCAACGTTTACTGTTTTACCTGCTGTTATTAGTTCTACAGTTCCTGTACCGCTTGGAACAATATCAACACTTGCATTAGTGTCATAAGTTCCAATAAAGTTGTCACCTATTTCTACAGTTTGTGTTTTGATACCACCTGTAACTACTCCACTACCTGGACCACCTGCATGATTAATATTAACACTGCCTGTAAGTGTGCTTATA